TTCCGTTATGCTATTGAGAAAATGTGCAAGGAAAAGAAAAGTTTAAATCACTTCAATATTAAGAACATAACAATGGAAAAAACATTTACACAAATCTGTGAATTGTTCGATCAATTCTCAAAAGATGCCAACCTCCAGATGGAGAAAGGCAACAAAGCTGCCGGAACTCGTGCCCGCAAAGTATCACTTGAACTTGAAAAACTTCTCAAACAGTTCAGAAAAGAGTCACTCGAAGCATCGAAATAATTTTCATTCTGGTTCTGACAGTAGGAAAATGGCGAACTTCACGTGTACCATATCGAAAAAGCCTCTTCGCTTCACAGCGGAGAGGCTTCATTGATTATGACAAAGTTAAACATCAATTATGCGAAATTTCTATTTCGCTTTTGGAAAAAACAACTCCACTTTCGTATGTCTGTTGGCTTCCACGGGCGTATAGTCGGCAATTCCACCTTTGCTAACTCTGATAATCCGCTTGGCTGGTATTCCACGTTGTTCCAGTTCTGCGGTAATAAAACCTGCTCTCGATATACTCAAAGAATCATTGATACTTGATGTTCCTGTAGAACTGTCAGCAGCACCAGTTACCCTCACGGATAAACTGTATTTCTTAGCTACACGAGCCAGTTCGTCAAGATTAAGCCTCTGTGAGGTATCCGTCAGATGTGTCGTATTGAGAGCAAAAAAGAAATAGATGGGTGTACCGATGCACTCTCCATCATCGTATGAAAGAACCGTGGAATCCATAGCGAGGGTGTCCTGATGGGCGGACTGCACATTTCGGGAAGCCGTGTAATTATATGATGGCTTTCCATTCTCTGTCTGAAGAATAGTCGTGTCAAGAGGTGACGACCCGTCCCAATAGCTATGCTTCAATCTTGCACGAAGCGAGTTCAAACCGCTATAATTATTTATAGGATATCTGCATCCGGTTATATCGTCGTTGTCAAAGATATGGCTATATGTATCGAGTAGTCCTTCGATTTCCAGAATTTTCTTTAATTCCACGAGTGTTCGCTTATCTTGATTGTGACGTCCCACATAACGCCTGTTCTCCTCCGAAAGGAAGTTGCCATAATCGACAAGCAGTTCGTTCCGATGGATGTATGGTGCCGTATCCACCGCGCGCTTCCAGCCGACCTTACCGAGATGAAAGGTGAATCCGGCAGTCAGCGAAAGCATGTGATCGCCCAGACGGTTTGGATAGCCATATCCGTCGAAATCCTGGAATGTAGTTGTGTTAGAGAGTTCCAGCATAGCACTAACCCGTTTGGAAATACGGTATTGTGTTAGTATGCCGTAAGAAAGCGCAAAGGGATTGTTCCCGTTGGTGGCGTTATGTAGCAGACCGACACCCATAAAGGGTGCAAGCCTCCAACGTACCTGTTCCTGTCGGGCATATCTGCGTCCAAGGAGATTCCACAGGAGATCTGCATGGATATAATGGTAGTCCTGCGTAGATAATTGTGCATCCTTAAACTGCAAGCCACTATAATTTACCCTTGCGCCGACCAAAGGAGTAAACCATTTGCCGACGGCGAGGCTGTACGAAGGTTTCACTCGTCCAAAAAGGTCTTCACAACCGAGAGGTGTACCAAGAAAAACTGTCGCACCTCCGGATATGCTAACAAACCAGTTGCCGGTTCGAGATGCCGGAAGTAGCACCCCGTTGAGATAGACGGGCTGCATCGGTTGAAGCAATTCCGCTACTTCATAATGAATAGTGTGTCGTACAGTGTCCTTCTGTACGGGTTGTACACTTGCTTGTGCCTGCAACGTGCAGAGCAAAGCGAAGATGAAAATAATTTGTTTCGTCATATTCCAATGATTTCATTAGTTATACTTTTAATCTGGTGTAAGGCGTATGCCATTTACCGTTTAGATTTCTTGCCGATAGTCGAGCGCATCATGCGGCTCGCCATCCTCATACAGCGAAGTGCCCATGCTCGATTGTCCTCGTCCTCGTCGCGTCCCCATTTGAGGTCACTCCCTCCGCCTCCACCACCATGTGATTCGGCAAATGTAGTGGCATCATCTACCATTCCGAGAAATAGCATTGTCGCACAGTGCATGATTTCCGTACCCCGCTCGGCGATAGACTGTACCAGTGAACCGTCAAAGAGCTGCCGTTCTGAAACATTCATTTGTGCCGATGCGTTACGATACTCGCTGATTACACTCTCCAGTAGGACGTCTTTAAACAAGCTATCCACTTTGGAGTGTACATCACGGGAATATTGATAGGCCTCCTCTTTGAGTTCTTCGGTACGTTCTTCAATGGCTCCCATATCCTTTTTCAGTTCGATGAGTTGCCGGTCAGCCGTCTGCAACTTTTCCTGCTTGTCTGCCAGTTGTCTGATGATTCCTTGCAGCTCTTTTTCCAACATTTGTATTTGGATTGCCAATTCTGCCGCATTGCCTTTGTTTTCTTTTAAATTGTACTCGGCTGCCGATAACAAGGTTTCTTTTTCAGTTTTCTGCTTTTCAAGATTGCTAACCATTGTCGTAAGCCCTTTGACTCTGCGTTCTGCCAACCGGATGTCTGATTGAAGTTCACCCAATACCTGTTGATGGAGTTTGATATTATCCTCGATTGTTGTACACTCTTCAGACAACATTCGGCGGTATTCCTCAGTCGTTCTGTGCCGTGCACCCGTTTCGGATATGCTTGTTCCTCTTGACATTCCCCACTTTGTATTGACTTCTGCGAAAAAGTCCGTATGAAGTTGTTTCATTCTTGCACTATATTCAAACTTATCCTTACCGGCGAAGATTTCCTTGTACGCAAAGCGACTATCCTTGATTGGCAGAAGCGTACAGTGGATATGCGGGTTCAATTCATCCAGATGTACAATGAATGCAGCGATGTTCTGCTCACCATATCTGCCACAAACGAATGAGTAAACATCCTTGGCCCAGCGTTCAATGTCACGCTTCCGTTCGATGCGGGTATTGTCCGCACCTTTTTCAAAGTCCACCTGTTGCGTACCGAAAGCAAGTTCCTGCATTCGCTGCCGTGAACCGCCGAAGATGATATTTACCACCGTGCGGTATTTTGGTTCGAGCAGCCCCTCATTAGGATCTTTGATTCCACGGTGACTTAATATGTCCGCCATCCGTTTGGGAATGCTACGGCTTGTGTCGATGGGATGTATTTTACCTCCGGGCGCAATCTCGAAGTTCAGCCGTTTACGCGTAGGATCATAATTTCCCTTACTCATAGCGTACTTCTCTGCCTTTTCACTACGGTCACGCAGATGTTCATTACTTTGGGCGGTGGTAATCCCTTTCGACACCTGCACGTCGAGTACCTGTTTTTGATTTGCCATACGTTTTTCATATTGTTTCGGACAATCTACCGTGTCCCAGCTTGCTGCTTGTTCGGACACCCTTCCCACCAACGTCAGGCAGGTGGGGTATTAGGCTCCCCCTTCCCTTTGTTCGTGGCAGGCGGGCAAGCCCGGATGCCTTCTATAACTGGCAGGAGGGCTTCACTGGATACAAAAGTGGATTGTTGCGGTTATACATTCTGTTTTCAACCTCCAATCTGATACGTTGCCTCCTGTGCCTTTGCCGCAAATGCCAGAAAAGGCTTAAAAAGCGTTTTAAGGAACTCCCTGTCATCTTCATCATAATCGGAATTTTCATCCCTATCTACATCAAGAATAAGCCCGGCAATACCTTTCGAAGTTGCAATAAGTCCTGTCCAGTCCCCATACAATTCCAATCGGAAGTAGTCCATAAACTCTGCACTGTCATCGAATCTCGACTTACGCAGTGCCCGTTGTATAGCGGCAAATGTAATGCACTCCAAAGCTACCATACGAATCTTGACAGCTCGTTCATCATCATCCGCTGCCGGATTGATGCGAATGATACTGTCCGGAGATGGGCAGCTATCGCATATGCCAGCTTCATCCATTGCCCGACGAACAAGTTGCTCACACTTGATTCCGATCTCGTCAAGGGACACTTTGCCGATTATCCAATCGGACAATGCCTCACGTAGCTGTTCTGCAAGGTTCAACTTCTTCTGTCCATTGCAAGACTCCGTGGATTGGCTGGTTTGCACAGTCATGGTAATGATGACGCTTTTGGAAAGCCGGATGCGATTCAACAAGCCGAACTCTTCCATTACATCCAAAAAAGAACGGACAGTAGCCCTATGCCAATGCCATTCCGATGAAAGGTCAGAAACAGTCACGTGGCACTGGTTGGGTTGAAGTTCGTAGCCTTTGTTCCTTAAAAAAGGGGAAACAAAACCTGCCAAAGATTTATCCAATAAATCACAGAAGGCTTCTGTCTTTGTTTTTCGTTCACCGACTTTCTCCTTGAGGTAGTCAAATACTTCTCTGTCTGCCAATATAGGGACAGCTATTTTCTGCTTGGTTTTCATTTTCATTTCATTTTTTAATTATTACTACTGTGCGGATATATCAGTGTTGCCGCTATCCGCATCTTGCGGCAATATCGCGTGATGATGGTCATAATAACTTTCGGCTAATAGTCTGGGGAATTTCATCCATTCAGAGATTATGCCTATGTCCTGAAATTCGGTCATAACCCGAACAGAGGGATAGAACAGGGCAGCCAAAAGAAGATAGGCGGCAGTTACCGCCGTTGTGTACAAGTGTGGAACAAAACTGATGGTCAAAGCCACCAATGAGAGTATGACAAACATACATGGTCGGTCACATAAACCTCTTAACAATCTGTCCGCTCTCCTAAATGAATATATAGTGGCACAGATAGCAGTTGAAAGAAAAACACCGAACTCGCCAACATGTCCGCTGATGTAAACATAGTGGAAGAGCAATAGCAGAATCAATACGACCTGTACATATAGTTTACGAGCCTTTACACTGTGTATCATAGCATCGTAGAACCTTACCATAAAAGAACGGTGGCTTTTGTACAATGCTAATGGCAATACGAAAAGCGTTATACAGAAGATAAGTTGTAGTATATTCCAAATCATAAATAATAGGGTTTCTCGCGTATTTGAATGGGGGATATCATCAACTCTAATTGGACAATATTGTGGGTGGCCAATAGGATGATAACTTCGGCGTCCCTCGGTGAAAGGTATATCGCTGCTTTCTTAATACGTTGCTTGAACGTATGCTCCTGCTTACGGTAGGCTGCCAATGCCTTATCCAGTTTATGTTCCGGAATTGTCCATGTCATGCCTTTGGCGTATGAGCCTTTGTCTTTGTAAGCCCGCAGTACCAACGTGCGGGAAACAATGTAATTGATATATCCGTTTCTTGACAAAGCATACTCCTTATAGAAATTGTCATCAACAACCTCTATCCATGTCCGGTATTCCCTAATCCAATAAACCATTTGTCGGTATAGTGTGTCCCGCATAACATGACCATTAAAGGAAATCCATCAAGAGATCGTCTTTGTTCTTCTTATACTTGAATGTGCCACTTTTGGAATGAAGATCCAAATCAAGGCACAGCTCGCCGTACATCTGCTCAAGAGAATCATAGATGGTGACAAGAATGCTATTTACCTTACCGTCTGCATCTGTCTTGCAATTCATCTTGAACATCTGTCCAAATGCCGGGTTGGAGTATGCACAGGTGCTATGCCCGAATTTGTCAGCATGCGTGGGGATGTGGTGGTAGAGAGTTATAAGCTCCATATCGTCCTCAAACAGATCCATCACTTCCTCCAAATCGTAAGGGGCGCGTAGCGGGAAGGTCAGTAGGGCGTAGTCACCGTAGAATTGTGCTTCCTCCATTGTCGTCACATCGAGTAGTTGCGGTAGTTGCAGAGGGACAAATGTCATAAAGTCATTGAAAAAATGTCGTAACATATTCATTTTTTTATATTGTTAGAGCGTCTGTATGAAAACATCCATAAGCATTCCTGGCAGTTCAGTCAGTTGACCACTTTCCGATTGCAGGATTCGGCTCAAGGTTTTGAACGCCACAGGTGTCTGTGCCGCCATCCTGTCAAGTTGTTTCCGTTCTTTATCGGAAAGCAATGTCATAGAGAATCCGTCCAGTGAAGTATAAGGGTGGATAAGCATCCATATATAAGCATGTGCTTGCGAAGAAGTCTTGATTTTTTTGTTCCGAACATCTTCTATACAAATCTGCATATTTTGTATTTGGCGACGATTGGTGCGCATTGTCAAATAAAGCATAGCCTCCCGATAGGTAATCTCCTTTCTCTCAGCGGCAAAGAATATCTGCGAACAACACTGTTCAGTACCACGTGTGATGTCAGCCATACTCTCACCTTCGAAATCGTGCAAGTGAGAGAGGAACGCACGGAATATAGCATCTTCTTTAGTGATATAAGTAATCAGTTCATTGCGGCTATGTATGCCGTTACGGATAGTTCGAGTCAGTAACATACGGTAAGCCGCAAGGATTTCCTCTTTGTTACCCTTATGAAGCGGAAGATTATCCAGTGAGTTGAAAAACGGGCGGATTTCTCCAGCGGCATGATGCAGTTCCTCATCATTGTTATAAGGTGAGAACTCTCCTTTGAGAGCCAAAAGTTCCTGATAAGTACGCGTCTTTGAGAGGGCTAAGCGTGAGAACTCAGTGCGGATAGAATCATGCAGTCTGATACACTCTTCACGCTGATTGGAATGGGGGTGGCTGAGCGTATCATTCCGGAGATACCTAAAAACAGAGTCTTTTACAGTTTGCCATTGTAGGATATGCTTGGTCAATACTTGAAATGAGGAATCTTTCTGACGTCGTATATTGTATAAGTACTCCCTGTATATTCCGGCAGGATCGTTCGTAGCTTCAGACAATGATTTGCCATTTCTATCGCTGCATGATATCAGGCCCAATATGGCCAATGAAACGATACATCTTCCAGTCAAAAATGATGGAGTCTTGTAGTATGATTTTAAAATTTTCATATTTAACAATTCATATTTAACGATGCAAATCTATATATTATTTTTATTGTAAAAGCTCTTTTATATCGCATTTAGTATAATTTTTGGTATCATATTAATAATATGATTATCAATGAAAACAAGTGCAAGAAAAAAAGCTAAAAAAAGGATTCAGCGAGATTTTTGCCACGATATGATTTTAGATTAAAATGAAAGTGCTATATTTGCACTTGTTATCAAAACAGTGTATATTAAAATGGCAAAAGTTGGCTATATATTCAAGGAAAATAATGACAGTTTTGATGCTGAGAGAGAATGGATGCAGCGATACGGTTGTGTACAAATCGTAGAGGAAACAGTTGAACATGAAACATTGAGACCTATGTGGAAACAGCTTATGGCGAATCTTCAAAGGGGCGATGAAATAGTCATATCCAAATTCAGCAATGCTGCACGCGGTTTAAGAGAACTGGCCGCGTTCATCGAACTATGCCGTATCAAAATTGTACGTGTCATATCCATTCATGACAGAGTTGATACTCGCGGTGAATTATTCCCCGGTACGACAGCAGCCGATGTGTTGTGGATAATAGGGGCATTTCCGGAAGAAATTGCCGCACTACGAAAATATTCCGCTCATGTCGAGAAGTTACGCCAGAATATCAAAGCCCCGGCTGTGCCGAAGGTATTACCTAAAGCTGAACGAGATAAGACAATCGTGGATATGTATATCAACGGGCATTCTTTCGATGACATTTGGGCTGCAAGTGGTTTTAGCAGCAAAAGTTCTATTTGGCGCATACTCAATAAATATGGCGTAAAACTTGATCGTGGCCAAACCAGCGGTCCGCGTGTCAAACAGAACCCGAAAGAGGACGGAACAAATGAAGGTGGCTCCTGATAGAATTTTCAGATAATCAGGATCGTATATTTGTTTTTCGGTTATTATTTTGTATTTTTATTATTGTTAAAACTATAAAAGTAAGACTTATGGGAGATATTATAATTGTATTGCTGGTATTCTGGGTTGTCGGCAAGCTCTTGAAGGGCGTGTTTGGCGGTTTCAGTAAAAGCAGCTTCAAAGATGATAAGTAGGCCAGCCAAGGGATGGGATAAATACGGTCAAAAAAGACTGGTTCAAGAGGCGTGAAATTGTAAGAAGGAAGTGGAATGGAATAAATATAAACGGAGCTTCCGGCAACAGGAATCCAGGATATATCGGTTGAGATATACCCTGAATACATGTCGGATATTGTCTGTCCGGAGATGTTTAGGCTTTCCACCTATACCCCTCGTCTGTCAGTTCCAAGTATTCCTCTAATCCCGGTTTTACGAAAAAGACAATTTCAAAGGCTTCGTTACTTCCGTTATCGGGGAATGTCATGTCGGTTTCTCCATTTCGGATAGTCCCTTTGCCCACGTTGGAACCAAGGTCTTCATCCGCATAGGCATATTGAAACTCGACGTCCGGAAATATCTCGGAGAGTGTTTGGATAAGCAGAGGCACACCTTCCCAAGCCGTATCAAACCAAAGCACGTTCGGTTCTTCAAAATTCTGATTAAAGGCATTCCATTTTGTACCCCAGTTGGCAATAGACCATTCATACCAAGCAGGATAACCGTATTTTCCCCAGTTTCTCAGATATGTCATTCCAAGTTGTAATGCTTCTTCCCTGACTTTTTCCTCCTGAATTTTCATCCATTGAATGACTTTCAGGTCGTCCTGTGAATTGAACGGTTTACGTTGCTGTGCTATGATATACTGCATACCAAATTCCCCAGAAGTGGACGCTTCTATCAGTAAGTCCTTTGGCATAGGGATAATGTTGTTGAAGTCAATATAGCAAGGCGTACTGTCTTCATCAGTTTTTTCTTTTAAGAAATCCATCACATTTTATACTGTTTCTCTGTCTGCGTTTATTTCTAAACGGTTTGTTACATAATTAGGCATGATTTTAATGTTTAAAGAATTGGTTATTATTAACTTTTTTTTCCTATTGTCGGTTCTTTACTGATTGAACCGTTTTGGGATTTATGGATGCGGTAAACGGATGTCGATACAGCTTCATACGGCAACTTTTCTTGCCAAATTATTCTTGCCCAGGAAGGAAGAATTTTGTAAGAAATACACTTCAAGTAGCAGGATCAAGCGCGATAGCCGACCTTTGCATCTGATAAAACCAAACCGGTGATAGGATGAAGAATAGATGGGAGATAAAATGAAAAATAATTAATATAAAAGAAGAATGCTATTCCTTTTGCAGAAATATAAAAAAGGAATAGAATGATATAATTATAAAAGAGGGGCTATTATTACCCTCTCAATTATAAGAGGGTATGTTCTCAAACTCCGCCCCTTATTTGTAATACTGTAATACCGCAACACCTCCGTTAAAGGTCATTACGGTATTTTTTTTGAATTATTCTTGTGTTACTTCCATAGCATTGCTGTATTCTTTGATTTGCTCCATTGTCAGCCATTCGGGTTTTTCGTTTTCTCGGAAGCTGTCGTGAATTTTCGTCATGTATTCAATTTGTGTCTTTTCAGAACCAGCCCACAAACGACGAGAACTTTTGTTTCCAAAGCCAAGATAATATTCACAGTCGGCTTGCAAACGCCCCAATAACATATACCTGAATTTTAAATCGTGCTGTAATACTTCTTCTATTGTCATACTCGTTTTCGTTTTTAATTAAGTTTTTTATTTTCCCTTTTTTCAAGTCTTTCGACTTTGCCGGAAGGGTTGTTTTTCATGTGCGTCCCAAACGACGAAGCAGGAACGCAGTGCAAGGAATCGGAAATGAAATTTTATGAATACCGAAATCTATGATTTAGGAAGATTACGTCAAATTTCATTTCGGATAGCGTAGCGATACTTGGATAGCGTTCGTTCGCTGTAATTTTGCACACGAAAACAAGACCGGGCGAAAGTCTGGATAACGACAGGAAACATCAACATTCATTACATAAGGGCTGTAAAAGAGAAGCAGGCAGTTACGCTGCTATAAAAGGGAAACAAGGAAATTAAAAAAGTGGGCACGGAGCAATCTGTAAAAAAGGGGGATGCCACCTGTCTTCGGGCAAAAGAAGATACCATACCGATAGGATTTAACCGATACGGTATCTCTTTGGTAGTCATCAGTACCATACTTTCAGAAAACCATTTAAAAACATTCGATATTCGCCTCTTGGAAAATCTGCGGGGCGTGCTGATAAAGCAAAGGAAGATTCAATACCGCCATTGGATATTCCACAAATCCGCTTCTACGCTTGTAACCTGAATAGGTCGCTAAATTATTTGTCTCCAGAAACTCCATTGCATCCGGATAATGATTCACATCAATAAATGTACGGTCTGGCAAATCGAGTGCATCCATGCTCTCCAAATTGACGGATAGCACGATATACTCTGTTTCATCTTCCACACTTTGCAAAGTAAGTGCTAACCAGCCATTGCCATAAAATTGAGGCATGAGATAAAAGCGTTCTCCACGAAACTCGTATTCTTTCCGCGTTAGGGAGCTGTCCGGCTCTACCAAGCGAAAATCATCCTCTCCAGAAACAAATTCTGTTGATGGGTCGCTGACATCCACATACGTTCCATTTACATTGTGACACAAATACTCTGCATTTTCTGAACGAACAATCACAAATTGAATTTCCATACTTTTAAAATTTAGCTATTAAACATCATGTTCTTTTTTTCCCTTTTTTCGGAAGCCTTTAGGCTTCTCCAGTCGGGATTTGATTTTTACGTGCATTCAAGATTGCCTTTAAGGAAAAGCAGGCAAGGAATTTGGACAGAATTTTTACAGTTGCGGTATGGAGCGTATACGACATTTGAGCGATTGAAAATCGGGAAAGCTACTGAAAAATTGTGTTCAAATAGCGTAGCGGTACTTGAATGTTTTTCCGTGGCAATACCTTTGCACAGGAAAAAACAAGTCCTGACTGGTAGCAGCCTGAAACGAAATAATTTCGTTTTATACAAGGGTAAAACGGAGTGATAAAAAAGGGAATGACCACAAAGAGCAGCCGACAAAAGCCGGCTTTCTTTTGTTCCTGTGGGAGGAGCTGGGACATTTAATCCGTTACATCATAATAATAGCTTAGCTCGTCATCTTTCAGATACTCCATTGCATATTGACTGGCTTGTGCCCAAAGGGTATTATACAATGTCGCAATTTCCGGCCTTGTTTCATAATACTGCCATATCTTATGGTTAAGCACTAAAACCAGTTCCGTGAGATACTTGTAGTTCTCTTTCCACTCCTCAAAAGCACGGTTGAAAGTGTCCTGTATCGCCGAAAGACCAAATCGGTCAGCAATGGAAAAATCATTCCAAAAGGTTGTTTGCAATTCATAACCGTTCTCTAACATAAATTCTCTGAATGTCATAATGCCTCAAATTTTAAGATTAATATTTTATTTATTTCCCTTCGATACTTCCTGTACCGAAAGGTTGATTATTTTTCTGCCCACGGGATTGGCGGCCAGAACGGGCAAGGAGGATGCGGAAAATACACTCTTCGATATTTCGGAGAGGAAGATTTTACAGCAGCAAGTGTCAGCGGTCCTTGACAGGACGGACAGCCGGCAATCGAATTTTGCAGGGAAATAACCAGGCTTGCGGGATAGAAATATAGGGGGTAGCTGGATGGGGCTATAAAGGAGGGCCGGAGTCTAAAAAAGGAAACTGGCACAAGCGGCCACCTACAACAGTTGGGCGGGAACATTCATAAATGTGTAAAAAGGAATAGTTTCCCACCACATTTTATGCAGAATATATACGGCATAAAACACAAGTGCCGTAACAGCCTCTTGAGAAAGCGTTACGGCATTTGTTTAAGTACAGGTTACAGGCTATTTTACCTGAACGAGGTTGTCCTGTAGAGTTTTCCAGCCATACACTGCGGCCACATAGGGGTGGAGGGAACGTGTAACTTGGCGAAAACCATTCTCGTCAATTTCATAGTTGTAGATTTTTGCGGCAATCCGTTCTGCGTCGTCACGATTTTCAGCGACACGGTACAAAACATAATTCGTGCCATCATGGTGCGACATACGGCCTCGTATATCGTAGCCGTCACCGTACCACTCTGCATCATACTGTGTAGATTGTAATATCCCGGCAATGTTGTCACCCAAAATTTGATAGCCTTGTTTGCGTCCGTTCCACAATCCTAAATCTCCAAATGCAATAATGACTCCATTGACATCCTTGTTTAGGTTCTGCCGCTCATCCCCCAATTCATTATACACTTCGTCCGACCACTCTTCATCGCTGACCTTGTAGGCATCATCGTCCAGTTCTTCTCGCTTGAAATTTTGATAATACTCTCTTGCTGTTTCATCCAATAGAGCATCACTTGACCAAATTATTTGTTTCATACATTCTAATTTTTTATTTTCCCTTCCCTTCAGAGGCTTTTACCTCGTCCGGTGGGATTTGATTTTACGTGCAAACCACAAGGCGGAAGAAGGGAACAATGCAAGGAGGAAGCGGAATCCGAAGGATTTCATTTGAACGGCATTGACTGCAAATGAAACGCGCCTTGCAGGTTCACGTCCGACTTAACTTCGCACTGTAAAATTAATGGACGGCGGACGTAACCTCACTTTTGGGAAGAAATATGGTTATAAGAGGGACTGGAAAGCTGCTCAGAGGTATGGAATTGAGAGAGTCTTCTTTTTTCTATTGAAAATCGTAATCTGCCTGTTCATCAAGTGGAGCTAAGTATAACAGTATTACCGGGTGAAGATTTCATTTGGAGCTTGGCATCGCAACAGTCACTTATAAAAGTATGATGCGTATTAATCCGGTCATGAGCAAAACAAAAGCGACCAAAAGATCGCTTTGTTCATGATAAGGTAAGAATTATTTTTTGCCTTTTTTCACGGGCTTTACCGGCTTTTCAGGAACATCCTCCTTTTCGATAGGAGGATAAAACTTGACAGCCACCATAACAACACGATTGTGCTTCACACCGACCTTGTCGGTCCACTCTTCAGGCTTAAAGTAGCCTTCAATGGTGAGCATCGTACCTTTGGTCAGTTGGTCGAATGACCCAGTATTCTCGTTTTTACGCCAAGCCTCAATATTCATAAAGGCTGAAATGCGGTTGGTTTCCTCGGCATTCCTTTCCTGACGGCTTACGGCCAATGGGAAACGTGCGACACTGCTGTTGGTGAACTCTCGGATTTCAGCGTCTTTACCTAAGAATCCGGTTACTGTGAAATTGTTTTCAATCTTTTTCATGTTGAATTGCTTTTAGAAGTTATTAAATCAATTTTTACACTGCCTAAAAAGTAGATGTCGTTTAAGGGATGCACCAAGGATAGCGCGTCAATACGCTTTATTTTTAGCCACAGGTAAAATCGAAGGCTCGATAAAGGAAGATTGAAGCGGCTACGCCATTGGTCAAGACAACCATGTCGTTCCCGTCGGCATACTATCTTTGCAGAGGAAAAATGATGATTGCTTCGATAAAAAGCGATTATGGAAAATGGGAAACAAGTAAACCGGTAATGATAAGGAAAAAGAGCAAATCCAAATGTCGGCACAAAGGCGAGATATCCGTCCGAAAGTCAGTGAAGAATAGCAAAGCCAAAGCGAGACATGCCTGGCTTGAATTGAGACTGTAACAAACAGAATACCATCCAATCAGAAAAAAGGCCACTGCATAAGGAATGTGTCAGCCAAGAGTGGACAGAAGCGTAGGTAGCCCATCCTTGGAGGATAGTGATATCCGCATCGAAAAAAAATGGAACTGGAAGGAAAAACGGCAGGAAGAACCAGACTTTTCACAAAGTGGTTTCCAATTCGCTTTGTGCGAATGGCTGGTTTCTACAAAAGGGAGTGGCGCAGCCAAAAGAAAAAGTTATAAAAGGAAAATGGAAGTAAGGCTGAAATGGGTGATTCCATTCCAGCCAGTCGATGATATTTGTCCAAGGTGTCATTGAAATTCAACCATCATAATACGATGCTCGAATATTTTGGTTTTGTCGCTGGGACGTCGCTGGCAAACCCAAAGGTGTCGTGCACCGTAACCGTATGTGAAATATTCATCAAGTGGAGTTTTTTTCTCCAACTGTCTCATGCTTTCACGCAATTCCGCCTCATTGCCAGAAAAAAGAATCGTGTTAATGATTCGGAAATAAAGTTCAGTTACCTCGTCACAATAGGGGCAAAAGCTGTGTTCAATTGTTACTTTCATGCTTCTTTTGATTTTTATTGTACTTCGATTATATCTTCAATTCGACCATATAGGACAGAACGTAGTGCGGTTTTGTCAATGGCATAATATTCGGCAATATGTCCGTGTTGTTTCACGAAATACCGTTTGAGAACATCGGAGAAGTCAAAACGGTAGCCCATTAAAGCGATACCTCTTTTGAAATGGCAGCACTCTTTCACATTGCGGGTGAGCCAGTTCTTTTCTTCCCGACTCAACTTGTCGCCATTATCAAGACGTTCCCGTAATTTGTAAACCTTGCTATCTTTCAGTTTTTCCAATTCGGGCACATCCCATTGGACGAATTTCATTGCTATCTGTGTCATGGTTTCTATGTTGTAAAATTGTAAAAATTACTTCATCACAGTATTTAATACTCTCTCTTTGCCACAGATGAAACGAACAGTGATTTTGTTGTCGAAATCACCGACAATCGTTCCATCCGTGTGTCTCTTATAGAATAAGCAAAGTGTAGGATAGACCATAATTTTACTTTATCTTCTTCTACTCATTCAGTTACTAATTTGACCTTCCATTCTCCCTGAGAGAATATTCTAAAGCTCACGTACTCGTCTTCAAATTCATAGGTTAGAATCTTGATATAGACTTTATCTTTGTCCTCCAACGATTCTACCAATTTTTTGATTTCTTCTTCTGGATACACCCAACGAGAGGAAAATTCTGCATCTACACTATCACCATATCGATTGGTAAATTCGCTGAAAGTGTCATCCAAGAAAGCCTCTATTTTGTCGAGGTCTGTTTTATTTTCCGTTCTTGCGTGGAAAATGTTGGTTGCATAATTTGCCATAAATACCAAGTTTTAAGTTTGTTACTTTCCCTCCTGTAGCATTTCACTTACTTTCGGGCTTGATTGAAATTATGTCGCTTCAACAGGTGGCATGGCTATGTATGCAGGGTTTCACTACAAAATACTATCTCTGCGAAGCGGAGCGTGGAGATTTTGTAGTGAACCTTCAGGTTACAACCTTGCATACAATAAAGACATGGCAAATACCTTTGCGACACAATTCCCATCGGGCAGACCGAAAGTTGATATGCGAGCATGTGGGAGTTTGCTCGGTACGGATGTGTGTAAAAGGTGGCTATGAAGTAAAAGAGTATCGCAGCGAAAAGAGAAAAGAGGCAAGAGCTTATCTTCTCTTTTGGCTGTATGGGTAGAATGGGAAAATCACAAAAAGTAACATGAAAATCCAGTTTGGTTTAGTTTGTTAGCCTTATATATGCTAAACTAAATTAAACTAAATATAGGCAGGCATTTTTGGCTGCCTGTACAAAAAAGATTATCTTTGCTACAAGCAATACAACTTCAAGAGATAATAATTTGTATTCTCTTTATGAGCTGCAAATAATTTGTTAGTTAAAGTTAGGAGCAAATTCTTCGAATGATGAGAGCAGATAAAATTGCTCGGAATGCACTCTGAAAGCAAACAAACGAAAAGAAAGAAACAGAGTGCAAATAGAAAAATGAGAAATCACTTTAATTCCTATTTTTGTTCCTTATTTGTTTCTCCATTAAAATTACCTTTCTTATAACATATTGATTATAAAATATTTAAGTGTATATTTTTAAGATTGTTGAGAATATTACCAAGTATCCAATAAAGGCAATGTCAGGTCAAAAGACAGATGGTATGATGCTCCTTATCTAAAAAATAAACAAGTTATTTTCAGAAAAGGAGTTAGTATCAAACCAAGACCTAATAAGTATGGCTATTTAACAGTTTGTTTAAAAAAGAACAGTAAAGGGAAAACAATTCCTATTCACAAGCTTGTTGCAGCCGCCTTTATTGAAAATGTATTAAGAAAGACGTGTATAGACCATATAAATGGAAATAGAACGGATAATAGAGTTGAAAATCTAAGATGGGTAACAATAAAGGAAAATCAAAATAACCCGATTACTAAAAAGAGATTGAGTGAATGCAAAATAGGAGCAAAACATCATTTTTATGGAAAACATCTATCAAAAGAGCATTCTCAAAAAATAGGTAATGCCAATAAAAATGGTAAATGCTCTATACCTGTCGTACAGTTGGATTTAGACGGCAATTTTGTTAATGAATATCCCTCAACAAATGAAGCAGAAAGGCAGACTGGTATTCATCATGGTGGCATATGGCGTGCTGTAAAAAAGCATTCAACAGCTGGAGGATATAGATGGATATATAAACGAGATTATAAACCGTAAGATATGCTGCCAACGAACAGCAGATGCTAATTTTTGCACAACAAGAAATCGAACGTAATAAAGAGTTTATCTAAAATTTTGAGATTATGAAAAAAAGAAAATTTCCCCAAGATGTAGCAAGATTCTTTAATCCAGAGAAGTCAATTAATCCTAATTCAAGCGGCATTCATCAAAGAGAGAAGGCCTTACAAAGAAGTTTCATCCCTGTTTATAATGGTATGGGTACCGCTAAAAAGATTTATAATAGGTTCGGTGTAAAAAGTTATAGATAATTATGGACAAATTTTTAGGACAAGACATTCCTGAGCAGGAACGATGGCAGTTCCTTCAGGACAACGCCGATGCAGTGGAGAAAATCGGCTACACCCACAGATTCACCCCCGAAGAACTGGCTCAGAAGAAAGAAACATTGGCTGAGGTATCTATCACCATCAACGATGTCGAGATGGAGAAGAAAGAGGCTATGGAGAGTTTCAAAGAACGCCTAAAGCCTTTGAATGAAGAAAAACAGGAACTTTTGGACCACATCAAAAGAGGTTCGGAGTTCGTCGAGAATGAAGAATGTGCAAAATTCCTATACCATAAAGAAAAGATGGTAGGATTCTACAACAAGTTAGGTGAACAGGTTTATAGCCGCCCAATCATGCCACAAGAAATGCAGAAGACAGTATTTAGTATTAACCGTAAAACTGGAACAGAATCATGAGTGAAAACAAAATCAATTTGGTAGTACCGAAAGAGTACAATGGTACCCCCATCGAAGTAGTATTGAGAGAAGGTAAAGCATCCGTAGCCCTTGACCCGAAAGAACCGGAGAGAGTAGTTATCAATGGAACGATAGAAGCACCCTTCAGATGGCTGGAAAAGCGTGTCGAACTGATTAATCAGAAATCGGCCAATATCATTGTGAACCGTGATAAGATGTGTCTGGCTTTGACTATTGATGAAACCAATTATTACCAGACAGTAATTAGTGGAGTTTTACAGGCTTCAAAGGAAATGCAGGAGTTCGGTATCAATGCGGAAAGGAAATGGGAACCTATTAAGTTATCCCAGTTCTTCAAGATGCACCGTGCTTTCTTCAAAGACAAATCACAGAACATGATGCTGGTTTCTACTTTGAAGAATTTCAAGGCGAAAGTAAACCAGGATATAGAACGTAGTAAAGAGGAAAACGGAAACAAGACGGATAACTATTCTCAAGTGGTTGATTCCAATCTGCCAAAATCGTTCAAACTGAATATCCCTCTTTTCAAAGGTTTTGCCTGTGAAGAAATCGAAGTTGAAATCTACGCCGATGTGGACGGACGGGAAGTTTCCCTTTCTTTGGTTTCTGCCGGTGCGAATGAGGCCATTGAAGAATACAAGAATAAGGTGATTGACAAACAGGTTGAAGCAATCAAAGGTGTTGCACCTGACATCGTAATCATTGAGGTGTAACAATGAGAAAGCAAATTTATTTAATTCTGTTTCTGGTAGTCGGAGTATCTATCGGAAACAGAATATTCAATCACCTCAACGCTTGGCTGGGCGTGGTAATAATATCAGCCACAGTGATTTATTTCGTTTATAAACTAATTAAAAATTTGAAGAATGAAAAGATTGATTAATCTAATGTTGGTCTGTATGACCTTAGTGGTATTTGCTTCATGCGAAAGAGTAGCCCCTAATTATGCCGGTGTTCTAATGGAGAACTATGGGAAGCAAGGAAAAGAGGATTTTAAGGTAGTGTCCGGTAAAGTTTCCACTTGGGAATGGGGCACTGAATTGTTTCAAGTTCCATTGTTTGACCAAAGAGGGGAATTTGCTGAACCTGTCACATTGAAGGCTGCTGATAACACTGAATTTAACGCACGTCCTACTTATTCTTATAAAGTTATCAAGAATAGAGCTATAGATGTTGTATTCGATAACAAACATATAGATAAAGCTAATACAGAATCAGGAAAAGACGGGTTTATGCAAAGCCTTGAAGATAATATACTTGAACCTCGTATTTATGATTTAATCAAAGAAGAAAGCCGTAAGCACAAGACAGACAGTTTAATGGCTGACGGTGGTTCTCTTCTTTTTGAAAAGCGGTTGGAGCAGATTGTGGATAAAGAATTTGAGAAAAGAGGGCTTCAATTGCTGACTTTTTCTGCACAGCTTGAATTTTCAAAGGCTGTGCGTGAGAAGATTGATAGTCGTAATGAGGTGAATACCAATATATCTGTATTAGACCAGCAGATTGCAGAGCAGAAGAAACGCAACGAATTGGAGCAATTAAAAACAGAACAGGCTATCATTCAATCACGTGGGTTGACTAAAGAAATACTCTATAAGCAATTCATAGATAAATGGGATGGCCGTACACCACTTTATGGAATTGCCCCTGAGTTTTTAAAAATAACGAAATAGCATGAATAAACGCCCGGAAAGCCGGGCATTGGTATCGTGGCGGAATTGGTAGACGCTATGCTCAATGATTGGACGGTCAATCCATAGATGCAAAGAACTGACAACTCATGCAGGTTCGAATCCTGCCGGTACCACAAACTAAAATTATGAATAATATGAGAAAAGGAATTAATAATAAAGGAAAATATCCGTCTCCTTTAAGAATAAATGTAAAGGGAGACGGATGGGTTTTAAATTGTAGATTATCTACACAAAAATTTCTTACTAAAAAGTGAAATAAAACCACAATTAGGGCATACTGCCATCACTACTGGATATGAACCTAAAGATTCGAGCCCTACTGTATGTCTTGAATCAATGTCTAAAGAGACAAGGTGCATTTCTTCTGGACATACATCCTTATTACCTTCATATCCACAATTAGGACATCTGCCAACTTTCAAATTCTGTTGCAATTTTAATAATTGCTCGTTTGTAAATCTACCCATAATTGAAAAAATTAAAATTAGACAAAGACAAAGATAATAAATAACTGGGGCATATCCAATCTTTTATGATTAAGTTAAAATTAGACACATTACACTTCTTTTTGGGAAGGATATGCCCCTTCTTAAATTTATAATTTAATAATGCCATATTACATAAAAAGAAAAACAAAGAAGAAAGAAAAGCCTTTACCGTTATTTGACAAGGCAGGTATCAAGATTAAGAAGAAGCCGGATTTAGTGGCCAAACTCGACAAAGTTTTCAGCCGCTATATCCGGCTTCGTGATTGTATGCCGAACGGGTATTTCCGCTGTATATCATGCGGCCAGATAAAGCCATACGAACAGGCCGATTGCGGACACTTCCATTCGCGCCGCCACATGGCCACACGCTTTGACGAGGACAACGCCCACGCAGAATGCCGGGCGTGCAACCGATTCAGTGCCGACCATCTGATACAATATGAAAAGAACCTGAAAGCTAAAATCGGCCAGCTACGATTCGACAAGCTGGCATGGAGAGCAAGCCAGGCGAAGAAATGGACTGATTTTGAATTAATCGAACTCACCAAGTATTACAAGGCTTTGGGAGACAAACTGAGTAAGGAGAAAGGATTATGAGTTATGTTTTACGGGATTACCAGCAGAAGGCCAGTAATGCAGCAGTCAGCTTCTTTGCTAACAGGGCCAAGAAGAACAATGCCATCATGGTGCTGCCTACCGGAGCCGGCAAGAGTCTTGTGATTGCCGACATCGCCAGCCGTCTTGAAGGGCACACGCTGGTATTTCAGCCAAGTAAAGAAATACTCGAACAGAACTATCTGAAGCTCTGTTCGTATGGTGTTCTGGACTGTTCCATCTACTCTGCCTCATTCGGGCGAAAGGAGATTTCAAGAATAACTTTCGCCACTATCGGAAGCGTAGTCAACCATCCGGAACTCTTCCAGCATTTTCAGAATATCATCATCGACGAGTGCCATCTGGTTAACCCGAAAGACGGAATGTACAAGAGATTTCTTTCGATGCTGAAATGTAAAGTTCTTGGATTGACGGCTACGCCCTACCGTCTTTCATCAAGCAGGGATTTCGGCAGCATGTTGAAGTTCATCACACGCACACGCCCGTGCGTGTTCTCTGAGGTAATCTATCAGGTTCAAATCTCTACTCTATTGGATATGGGGTATCTTTCGAAGCTGAACTATTATCCGATGAATCCTTTGGGATGGAACGAACTTAACCTGAAGGTGAACACTACCGGAGCCGACTACACGGACAAGTCTGTAGTAAAAGAGTATGAGCGTATCGACTTCTACGGGTTTCTGGTAAGTATCGTCCAAAGGCTTATGAATCCCAAGAGCGGTGTAAAACGAAAAGGTATATTGGTTTTCACTCGTTTTCTGAAGGAAGCAGAACGCCTTACCTGGTCCATTCCCGGAACTGCCATCGTTTCAGGAGAAACACCGAAGAAAGAACGTGAACATATCCTTGAAGCGTTCAAGGCTGGAGAGATACCGGTCGTTGCCAATGTAGGTGTACTTACTACCGGATTTGACTATCCTGAACTGGATACGATTGTCATGGCCCGTCCGACGATGTCTTTAGCTCTATGGTACCAAATAGTCGGTCGTGCTATCCGTCCGCATCCTAACAAGGAGGCTGGCTGGATCGTTGACCTTTGCGGGAATTTGAAACGATTTGGCGAAGTCAAGGATTTACGCCTGGTGGATAGCGGAAACGGCAAATGGGCCGTGTACTCCAATAGCAGACAGTTGACTAACGTAAGATTCTGAAACTATGGAAGAAGGATTTTTGAGGCTAAGCCGCAGGTTTTTCTCGAATGAAATGTGGAAAGTAGCCCGTGAGTTTTCGGAATGCGAAGCGTGGCTTGACTTGATTCAGTCAGCACGATTTGATGCAACCGGCGAGGCGTACAGCGAACTCATCGGAGGTCGGGAAATCTCTTATTCAAGAGGTCAATATCCAGCATCCATATCGTTTCTGATGAAGCGTTGGAAATGGTCTGAGAAGAAGGTCAGATATTTCCTGTCCAAACTGAAGAAGAAGGGGATGATTACAACCTGTAACCAACAGGGCATGACTGTCATAACCTTATGCAATTACGATGACTACAATCCTATCAAGGACAATCCAAAGGACAAAGATAAGGGCATAGACAACAATAAAGAAATCAGCGATTTAAAGGTGTCTATGGGCGAACTAAGGGCAGAGCTAAGGGCAATGTCGCAAAAAATGGCCGAAAAAATTGAAGATTTGGGGCAAGGTAAGGGCAATAAGAAAAAGAAAGATAAAGAAACTGTTAATGATAATATTCCCCCCACACCCCCCAAGGGGGAGGGTATTAACTATAAAGCCCGTTCCCTTTTTGAAACCTATTACAGACAGTTGTTCGGAAGTGATTATTACTGGACGGCCAAGGATGCAGGAGCAATGTCCCAGCTGCTTCAAAAACTGAAGTTCCAACGGGAACAGAAGCAGATGGATGTCGCCGATGAATCAATCCTGTATGCACTTCAATATTTGCTTTTATCCATAAAAGAAGGTTGGATATTCGAGAATTTTAGCGTGACAAACATCAACTCAAAATTTAATGAGATAGTTTCTCAGGCCAAGAAAAAAGCTCTTTCAAAAACAGATGTAGGCATAGTTCTGAAGGATAATTCACCGGAAAAATACAAGAAAGGCTGGTAAACATGGAACAGATAAATTTTCAACAGACAATCGAACGGCTCAAAGATACGGGCTTCTCCCCTATTCCTAACATCGTACAGGTAACCGTTCCGGATGCCAAAAGAGTTCTCTGGGCCGGTATCAGGTACTTCACTGGAGAAAATGCCAGATGGCTTCCTGAGTACGAAGAAGTGGCAGGCTGGCTGGCCGGCAATGAAGGTCGCGGACTTCTGTGTTTCGGCAACTGCGGACGCGGAAAGACCCTTATTTGCGGAAAGATTCTCCCTTTGGTTCTTAACCATTACTGCCGCAAGGTGGTAAGCTGCTACGATGCACAGCAGATGAATGCAGATTTAGACGCTGTGAAGCAAAAACACATCATCTACGTTGACGATATAGGAACAGAGAATCTTAGCGTCAAATACGGCGAAAAAAGGCTTGCATTCGCTGAGCTGGCAGACGAAGCCGAGAAGAAAGGAAAGCTTCTTATCCTGACCACCAATCTCACGATAGACGAGCTGAGAGAGAAATATGGGGAAAGAACCATTGACCGGCTGAGGGCGATAACGAAAACCGTCCTCTTCAGCGGTGAAAGTCTGAGAAAATGATATGAAAATCACAATCAACTGGGTAACTCGTGACTGGAACCTGATCAGGAGGTTACGTGAGAAATACCGTCTCCCACAATACATGAACGTGAACGGACTCACAGAAGCAGAGGTTGACGAGGAGACATTAAGCAATCTCCGCAAGGGTGAGCCAAAGTATTTAATCATCAGAAAAGTAGAGAAATGACAAGACAAGAATCAGAAAGAAAGCTCAATGAACTGAGAAAGAAGTATATCGCCTTGATTTCATCCATGAACTTTGCCAAAGCACAGAAAATCAAGAACAAGATTGACTCCCTTGAAAGAGAGGTGGAACCGCATTCCTTGGGAGAACTTCTTCAGGACTATACCCCGGAGTTCAAGGTAGAAATGCTTCGCAAGATGCACAAGCTGTTCATCTATTCAGACTTACTTGAGGGTGCGGCACTGGAGTTCCAGTCTGAACTTGAATCAAACGGAATAGATGCTCAGGTAGTTTTTCAGGTGAAACGCGTACTGAAAGAACTGAGAAGCATAGTACGAATACCGGATGAAGAGAAAAACGCTTCACTGTCTGACAACTTTGCCGGGATGTGTGATGAAGCCGGACTTGTAGTGAGTAACATAATCAACAAATATCTTGCAAAATGATAACGGAAAATGACCCAATGCTTCCACGTAAAGTGGATTTGGAGAAGAACCCTTCTGGAACCGAACTGAAAATCGCCCAGCATCGGGAATTGGAGAAACATGGAAGGTACGTAGCTATCCCAGGCGACAAGACACGGACGCGAATTTTCGTCCGCAACAGTGAGGATGCGGAGAAGAAGATAGCTGCTTACTTGGAGAGAATCAACAACCGGCCTCAAAGGTGGAACTAAAGAAATACTATTATGTCAAGTTCAAATTTTGAAACAACAATCCAGGCGTATTTGGAGAATCGTGCAAAGACTGATTCTCTCTTTGCCGAAACCTACAGGAAAGCGAACAAGAGTATCGAGGAATGTATCAAGTATATCTACTCGAAAGCCAGGAAGCTGGCAAAGGAAGGAAATGCAGTCGGGGTGGATGATGCAACCGTATACGGATGGGCAGTCCATTACTACGACGAGGATGACATTAAGGTTAAAGATGTGAAAGAACGTGTGGAGGTAGTTGCCCCGACCACAGTACAGGAACCAGTAGTACAAGAACCAGTCAAAGAAGAAAAGCCGGAGCCGGTGAAACAAAAATCTGCAAGAAAGAAAACGAAGCAGGAACTACAAAAGATATTTGATTCAAGACAACTGTCACTATTTGATATGTAACTATGGAAAGAATAAACTTGAATAACTTAGTGCTTGAAATGAGTACACACCTCAGACCTATATCCGAAAAAGAAAAAGAATATGCAAAGACTATATTCCCATCAACCGGATACTACAAGAAAAGCGGTGAAGTGTGGTGCCATTGCTGTGGTAACATAGAATATCAGATTCCTGGTATATTGGAGGTGGATTTAGAATTAGGGTATCAGTGCAGCTGCCTGAATCATCTCATATTAGAACAAAATCAACAGAAAGATAATCTGACAGAATCGAAATATTACTCTGTGGTGCATACTTACAATAAATGGCAGGTAATAAGAACATTTTATGTCCAACGAATAAACCACAAAGGGTATCCAACAAAATATACCATAAATGAAGTTTATCAGAATTGGGTATCACCAGATGGAGAAGAGATAATCGTATCAAAGAGGTACACTCGTGGAGTAAATTTCTTCAAATGGTATTACGACACAGAATATGTAATAAGAAAACACAATAAAAGCTGTAATGGATATTATGTACTTGAAGACGTGTTCGATGTGACTGGTAATTATTTCTATCCAGACTATAACATCACAAGAAAACTACGAAAATACGGATGGTGCAAAGCTATAGAGAAGTTGCCATACGTGTCAGTTGTAGAGTGTATGAAGATGCTGCTGGTATCAAGGCATGCAGAGACAATAGTAAAACAAGGACAGTACGATGTATTCCTTTGGATGGTAAGGAGTAATAAACAAGATTTGGAATATATGCCGCAAATGAATATCTGTCATAGAAACCATTATGTGATAACTGATGCATCAATATACTTTGATACGCTTTCGTTCATGAATATGACCGGGAAAGACATTCACAACCCCAAATTTATTTGCCCAGATGATTTGTACAAAGCGCATGAAATTGCACTAGCCTCATATAAAAAGATAGAAAAGAAAGTAACAGAAGAAGAGAAGCGCAAAAAAGCAGAAAAGGAGAATAAGGTTTACGTAAAAGAAAAAGAGAAGTTCTTTGGAATAAGAATAACAGACGGAGAACTATCAATCCAAGTCTTACAGAGTGTGTTAGAGTTCATAGATGAAGGTGACAGCATGCATCACTGTGTCTATGAAAATGAATACTACAAGAAAAAGGATAGTCTTATCTTATCAGCAAAAGTAAACGGAGAACGTATGGAAACTGTTGAGGTATCATTAAAGACATTTAAAGTAATTCAATCACGAGCGGCCTGTAATAAAACAAGCGCATACCATAACCGTATAATCGAACTTGTAAACCGTAACATGGGATTAATCAGGAGGGCTGCATCATGAAAGTTTGTATCGAGTGTGGACGGAACCTTCCGGAAAGAAAGTTCCGTGCCTATGAAACGAAATCCGGTACCCATTACACCAGCAGGTGCCGGTTATGTGAGAGCAGACACACGTCTGAAAGAAGAAAACAGGACAGGCTTCATGGACGGCTGGCCAGATACACCAACGAGCAGCTGGTGAACGAACTTCGGAAACGTGGAGCCTATATCATGTATGGGAAAGACTTTGATTGTGTAACGACGATTTGATATGGAAGAAGTAAATAAAAAAATATTTATAGAATACGTATCCCACTTGTATAGTACCGATAAAAGCTATGAGGTTATTGGTAAAACCATTAAAGCTGTAAAGTTATTCCTTGAAAGTGATTATCAGGTAAACCGTAAAGGATACAAGGCTTATATCAGAGAGAATGCCGTTGAATTATCTGATAAGCCATACATTAAAGATGCTCTATGTGGGTTCCTCAATTATCTTGGTATTGGATATTCACGCACACGAAAAGAGAAATATGTTAAACCTCTGGAGAAGCTAAGCGATGTTTCAGAAAAGAACATGAAACTGATGAATGAATTTGTGTATTACCTTACGCAGGATGAAGATTACTCTCCACACACTATTGAAATATATTCATTTTCAATTAAGAAATATTTCGAATACGCCAACGAGGTATCAGTTGACAATTACAAGCGTTTTGTACGGATGCTGGAGGATGAGGGATTGTCTCCCAGAACAATACGCCTACGTATTACCGCACTTGAACGTTTCAGCAAATGGATGAAGAAGCCGATAGAGTTGAAGCGACCAAAGTTCAAAAAGGAGTTGAATACGGAGAATGTTCCGACAGAAGCCGAATACAACAGGCTGCTTGAGTATTTGAAAACTTGTCCTAACAGGGACAGGTACTTCTTCATCAAGATACTGGCTACAACCGGGGCGAGGGTAAGCGAGTTCTTCCAATTCAAATGGGAGGACATCCTTTCCGGTGAAGTCACTCTAAAGGGAAAGGGCAACAAGTACCGGAGGTTCTTTTTCAGCAGGCAGTTACAGGCAGAAGTAAAAGCATACGTAAAAGAGAGTCACAAGACAGGATATGTAGCAGTTGGTAAGTGCGGAAGGCTGACACAGAGGAGCTTGTGCCAGTCAATGAAAGACTGGGGCGATAAGTGCGGAATAGATAGAAGCAAGATGCATCCTCATGCTTTCCGGCATTTCTTCGCAAAAATGTATCTGAAAAAGAACAATGACGTGGTACAGTTGGCAGACCTGTTGGGACACGGAAGTATTGATACGACAAGAATTTATTTACAGAAAAGTTATGACGAACAGAAAAAAGAATTTAATAGAAGCGTTGTATGGTAGCTTCATGTTCATGGATAACCTTCCGGAATTGATAGACCGGGAAAACATTTACGATGAGACCGGACATGTGGATTTGGAGTTTATGACTGCAATCCTGCAATGGATGTCAAGGATGGCAGAAATAAGTGTGAAAGTGCAGAAGTCGTTGAACCGTCTGTTGGGGTGTGACGAACTGGAGCAGAACAACAAGCGCAATAAAGATGATTCGGGAAGTAAATGGAGTGTGGAGGAAATCCTCATGCACTGCACGCTTGAGGACAATATTTTAAAACTTCCTCAAGTACAATTTAATAAGAAGTCCTATGCTGAAGCAAAGAAATGGATTGAAGAAGCCGGAGGTAGTTGGATGGGCGGTAAGGTACAGGGATTTACATTTCCATTTAATGCTGAGAGAGTTTTCTCAATACTACACAAGGGTAAGAGGTGTAACCTTCAGCAGGACTTCCAGTTTTTTGCAACACCTCCAGAAGTAGCCGACTGGCTTGTTATGTTGGCCGGTGGCGTGCATGAAGATGAAAAGATTCTGGAACCCAGTGCTGGTACTGGTGCTATCACAGATGCGATTCATCGAAGCTGTCCGGACGTAATTGTAGATTGCTATGAACTTATGCCGGAGAATAAGGAGATTCTATCGAAAAAGGATAATATATGTATTCTTGGAGATGACTTCACGAAGTGTGATGTTGCACAGTATGATAAGATTATAGCAAATCCACCATTTAGTAAAAACCAGGACATTCGGCATGTAAGGCGTATGTATGAGTGTTTAAATCCCGGCGGTGTCCTGGCTGCAATAACTGGTCCTCACTGGGAATTTGGAAGTGAATCTGAGTGTAAGGATTTTAGACAATGGCTGGAGGATAATGGAGGGAAGAAATTCGAGATTAAAGAAGGCACTTTCAAGGAAAGCGGAACTGGAACTAAAACTATAGCAATAGTAATTAATAAGTGAAAACGAAATTGTATTACCTGTTTCTGGCAGTCATGTGGTGGCTACTGGGATAGGTGGAAAGGAGAAATGAATATGACAGGAAAGGAAGAAATGCTTAGGGAAGCCGTTCACGATCATTATCAGTGTAACGGAAAGTATGCTTGTGAAGAACGTGCTTATTGCCGGTTCTGCGAGGGAGAAAACATAGCACATGATTGTGATGAAGATTGCTATGCAGATGAATTCAGCGAAGGATTTATAGCTGGCTGGGATGCATGCTTGAAATACCTTGCTTCATTGCCGCTGGATGAAGCTGCTAACAGAATTGTATATCATGGAACTGAGATAAGTGATCATCCAACAAGTAAGAAATGAAAGCAATATCCATCAAACAGCCGTGGGCGAGCCTAATCGCTCACGGTATAAAAGACATCGAAAACCGAACATGGAAGTGTCCTCAGAAGTACATCGGCCAAAGGGTGCTTATTCATGCAAGCAAAGGTAAAGGAGATGGTTGGGTATTAAATGAAGAGCAAGGATTGAAACTTCAAATGCACCCCTCCAATCTTAGAAGTACATTCTATGATGATTTACCTTTTGGTGCCATCATCGGTAGCGTGGTTATAGCCGACTGCGTACAGAACCATCCGTCTGTCTGGGCAGAAAAAGGAGTCTGGAACTGGGTACTGAAGGATGCAGTTCTGTTTGACAAACCTATCAGAGACGTGAAAGGGAAACTTAGTTTTTGGGAGTATGAGTTATGAGTATGAAACACAAAAGACATCAAACGGGAAGACTATTCAGCCGTGATACTTACATGGAGATGCTGATAAAAGACAGCCGAAGGAACTTTGAAAGGGCAGAAAGACTATTGGGTGATTTGAAACTGAAAAACCATATTATAGACGAGCTTGAAAAGGAGAACGAGGAACTTAAAAAAGAAGTAAACAAGCTTAAGGATGATGCGACATTTTATCACACTCAATGGGGAAAAGAGATAGACCTTTGTAAGGATTTGAAGAGAGAACTTGAATACGCAAAGAAGCGAAAATGATTGATGATATGGAGTTTATAACTTACTGACAGCCCTTGTCAGTGCTTTGTGAATACCCGGTAGCTGCTTTGTGGCGGTTATCGGGTATCTTATTTTCAACCAATTAAAATCAATAAGAATCTTTTGGAAATAGGATTCTTATTATTCAATCAAGTATGAAATGAGGTCGTACAAATCTTTTAATAGCTTGATTATTGGATAACCGTTAAGTTGTTCCTGATACATAAAGTACAATACCTTTACAGAAGCTTTCATGAGTAAATTTTTGAAATTCATAATTAATCTCGCCTTCGATTATATCAGTCTACCGACATGGTACACTTCACCCGAAAAGCGAGATTGGCTTCTGCTTCTGCGAAACTACAAATCAGCTTTCAAATAAAAAGGACACTCATTATACAATATTGATAATCAGTTTATTATATGAAAATCACCTAAATTCCATTATGAATCTAAGTTGAATCAATCTAAATAACAGAGTGATAAATATGTGAGTTATTAAAACCAAACTATTATGAACTTAAACAAATTGAGAGATAAAGCCTACCAGTGCGCAGTAGCCCACGGATGGCATGACGAGAACCTGAGTGACGAACATTTCCTTTGTCTGGTCATATCCGAACTTATGGAAGCGGTGGAGGCAGACCGGAAAGGAATGCACGCTAACCGGGCTAATTTTGAATATTACATGAAACAAAGGAAACGTGATGATGGGGAATTCATGTACGCTTTCAAGCAAGATATTAAAGACAGCGTGGAGGACGAACTTGCCGATGCTTGTATCCGTATGTTGGATTTGGCCGGATTGAGAGGATATGATTTAGATAGCTTCGACTACGAAGGAAGCGATACGGAAGATTACTCTGATATGACCTTCACGGAGTCCATGTTTAGAATCTGTGTCTATGTCACTGACAACTTCTACAGGGATGAACTATATATCCTCCTAAATGAGATATTCGCTTTCTGTCGGGACAGAAATATCGACATCTTCTGGCACATCAAGCAGAAGATGAAATACAATGAACTACGTCCATATAAGCATGGAGATAAAAGCTACTGACCATATGAAACACGTATTCTACGCATTAATCATCATACAAGCCCTGTACGAGCTTGTGAAGCTGTTCAGATATAAATCCCTATACCGACATGTAAAAGTCTTTCAGAAGCTGGATAAGACAGCAAGAAGATGGTATCTGATGGCGCATCCGTGGCTTCATGTTGCATTCTTCATGGATACCATCGGGCTTTTATTGCTGGGGATAGGATTGTTTTCAAGCCAATGGATATGTTTCCTTGTTGTCCTGGTCATGAGTTTCAGTCAGATTCAAAAGCTGGGAGAATGGGCTATATTCTTGGACAGTCTGGTAACGGTCATCATCTACACTTTCGCCATCTTGAACGCATACCACTTGGCATAAAATAAAAAAGGGAGCCAGCCCACACGATTAGAAGCCAACTCCCCCACACGATTATGATGCAAATATAAGAATTTCCAACTAAATAAATCGTGCTATGACAAAAGAATTTTCATCAATCGTGGAGTTAAAATCAATACGTGAACAGAAATCTAGATTATCGGAACGGGAACAGGAGTTATCCTCCCCTATCCTGACTGATTTTTCCCTCATCCCGGAGATTTATGAGTGGTTCAGAGAGATACTTTCCGGGGCAGATTGTCCGCCCAATCCGGAAAGTGTTACCCAGCGAAAGAAGTTCCTCTTTATCGTGTTGTTCTTGTTCGCCCCTAGTGTGCTTGCCGGCGGACGGCTACCGAACGGTATCCGGGCAGAAATTTCTCGTGTGTTCCCCGATGTCTCCCCGTGTGTAATATCAAACAATATCGCTGATGTTTCCTTTATCTATCAGCAGTATAAGGACTTTCGTCAAGATATAGAGTATCTTTACAACCAAATTATAGAAAGGTTGAAAAACAAAGGACTAATCAAGTAAAAAGCCGGAGCGTTATGCTTCCGGCTTTTGTTTTTATTCCGCTTTCTCTATTTTAATTTTCTTTCCACAATGAGGACATACGATATATCCGGTTCCTGTAAACTCTGTTTCTCCAATCAACTCAGATATGGTTACGTTTAAGACGTCCGCCATTTTCATTAATGTGTCAAGTGATGGAAATGATTTACCAGTTACAATATTGCTGACAGCTACTTTTGAGATGCCAACTTTTTCAGCAAGTAAAGCAGACGTTACATTTCTTGCTGACATAATTTCTTTTAATTGTAAGTTCATAAAGTTTGCTTAAATGTTATTGCTCTGCAAATATATGTAAACTTTATCATTAAAAGACTATATGATAAAGTTTAGTTTATTAAATGATGTTAAGAGATAAATTATACTTTATCGAAAATATTGCAAATAATAAAGTTTGCTTTAACTTTGCATCATCAAACAAGAAGTAATAACAATTTAAATACATACGATTATGAAGACTATTAGTAGTGATTACATCAAAGAGATTAAAGAACAAATCAAAGTTATCAATGAAGCTCTTAAAAGAGTTCAAGAAGCTGAGAAGGTTCAAGATTCAGCAGTTAATGATAGAGAATATAACAAGGCGAAGAATGAAGCTGTTGACGCTAGTGCAGACGTGATGATAGCTTTAGAAGAAGCGGTAAGACTTGCGTCAGCTATGGGTTGTGAAACTGGTCTGTATGACATACACAAGTATCACAAGATTGTAGAACTTGATTTCAGAGATTCACACAAGTAAATAACAGCAGGGCGAAAGCCCTGCAAATACACACGATTATGACAACATACGAGAAATCAAACAGCATTACAGAAGTGAAATTAAGCCGATTTTCAAAGAAAGAATATCAATCCTTATTGAATGCTTCTGAATCCACGAAAGAACGTCAGAAAGCTGCGCAAATGCTCTGTGACTACCTTTGTTCAAAGTTCAATATGCCAAAATCTACTATTAAGGTAGTGAATCGTAGCCAACCGCATAGAACCGGATATTCTGGTAGACTGCAAAGTAAGACGTTAGGTACATACACAGTCCAGACACAGGTTATCACGTTATATAATCTTACTGCAATAAAGAAGCATGTTGTGTCTATCAAAGTGATGGCAGCTACACTTCTTCACGAGTTCATTCATCATTATGACATGACATTTCTGAAATTAAGTGATTCACCTCATACGACAGGTTTCTATAAGAGAATATCAGATTTAGAGAATAAACTAAACCGGTAGCCTTCGGGCTACCATAATTTAAGATGGTTATGAAAATAGAAAAGTTGACAGTCAAAGCATCTGATGTAAGAAGCATCAAGATGAGCGTGAACCCGCCAAAGGTAGTTATGGATGCAGGTTACAGAGTGATTCATGACGGTGAAATAAAATGCTGGGTAGGTATAGGTTGGATTACAGAAGGCAGAGCGTCAAAAAGTGATTATTATAAGATACCAGAAGTTGTAAACGGATAAATTGAAATCTAACAAGTTATGGATGAAAAATTTAAAAGAATATACGGTTGCTATGATGGTATAGATACAAAAAAATTTAAGCATATCCCTGAAATCAGTTGCTACAACCACAACTATTATATAGGGATAAAGAGAGGTAATAGTGTAACGCACGATTTGCTGTTTGCGCACAGCAATGATGATAATTTAACAGATTGGTATGTTGTAAACGGTGATTCTGTTAAATATATTGGGTATGAGTACACAGATAAAGGTGTAATTAATCTTAGTGATAAAGAATTTTAAGTATATGAATGAGAAAGAAATCCTGCAAGAAATAATCGAGTGGTTGGGTAATGATACCAGCTACTTGTCTACAAGAACAGACTATGCCAGAGGGTATAAATCCGGTATAGAATGTGCAAAAGAAATTGTTGAAAGCATCATCAATAAACACAACCCTGATTTATTACCAAACAATTAGCAAATTGTTTCGTATGTATTGAATTGTTATTCAAAATTGTCTTCATAATGGGGTATCTTTGTATAGATGCCATCGCGGGTTAGAGCAGTGGTCAGCTCGTCACTTTGACTTGGTGAAAAGCAAATAATTGAATATATGAATAGTAGATATGAAATATTAGCAAAAGAGAAAGGTTATTTTGTCGATAAACAAGGTAATGCATACTCACCACAAGGTAATAAGGTCGGGACTCGCGGCAAAGGCCCATATTTGTATTTTGGTATAAGAGTGTCTAAAACAAAAGTTATCAAAGTATATATACATCGTTTGCAAGCCTATCAAAAGTTTGGCGATTTGATATTTAATGATAATATAGAAGTAAGGCATTTAAATGGTAATTCTTTTGACAATTCATTCAAAAACCTTGCAATTGGTACACCGTCAGAAAATGCTATGGATAAACCAGAGTCAAAAAGAAAAAAGATTTCTTTGGTTGCATCTAATAAATTAAAAGTGTATTCAGATGAACTGGTTTTAGAGATACAAAGAATGAGAGAGGCTGGCATGACCTATGCAGAATTGATAAAGAAATACAATATAAAAAGTAAAAGTTCTTTGAATTATATACTAAAAAGAAAAGTATCGCGGAATGGAGTCGATGGTTAGCTCACCACTTTGACTTGGTGGGGTGCAGGTTCGAATCCTATTTTCGTGAACTAACATTTTAAAATAGCACGATTATGAAAGTATTAACATTGATTATTAAGCAGAAATGGTTTGATGAAATCATTAAAGGCAACAAGAAACAAGAATTTAGAGAATTACGACCAGCGAGCGAGAAGAAATACATTGAATATCAGAAAGATGGTACATTTGATGCTATAAAATTCGATGCTATTCGCTTCTATGTTGGCTATAACAAAAACAGAGATACTGCACTCGTTGAAATCAAGAACATATCTTTTCTTGATTTTGTAGACGAGAACAATGAAATGATTGTACTTAAAGACCTGAAAACAGGCGAAGAATATGACAAGATGGATATTGTTTACGACTTAGGCAAAGTGTTAGAGATAAATGGTGTTAGTCAATAGAATGTATAACCTTAAAAAGAAAAATTATGGCTCGAAGGCAAAATCGAAATTTACGTTCACAGGTAAATAGTGTGACAGGCGCTTATTTAGGTAATACCACCAACCGTTCTTTTACAGGTGGCAGTGGACAATTTATGAATCATAACCAGAAATACCGTGAAGTCCGTAAGGGTTTAGGATTAGAAGCCGGTTGATAAATGACACTGCAAGAAAGGACATACAGCCATATTGACCTCGTCAGACAGAAGACTGACGGGGTTTTGCTGTTTTTGTCCTTGGGTAAAGATTCTTTGGTTTTACTTGACATGATATATCCAAGGTTCGACAGAATAGTCTGTGTGTTCATGTATTTTGTCAAAGGTTTAGAGCATATTGAAAGGTGGATAGGTTGGGTAAAAGCTAAATATCCCAAAATCGAGTTTGTACAGGTGCCACACTGGAATCTTACTTACATTCTTCGTGGTGGTATGTATTGTGTGGCAAATCCAAAGATTAAACTACTTAAACTTGCCGATGTAGTGAAAGCTATGCAGCTTAAATACGGGCTGTATTATACTTTCTTAGGCATGAAGAAAGCGGACGGTATGAATCGGCGTTTAATGCTGAAAGGTTATGAAGCTAACGGGTATGAGAACAATGGCTTGTGTTATCCTTTGGCCGACTGGAAGCAGAAAGATATTCTATCCTACATGAGACACAACGGGCTACCTGAACCAGTTAGATATTCACTCAAAGCCAGTTCGGGTGTAGGTTTTAACTTGGATTGTATGCTATGGCTGGAGAAAAATTACCCACAGGATTTACAGAGAATTTACAAAGTGTTTCCGATGGCTGAAAGAATTCTTTGGGAGCATAATAGCAAACAAAATTAATAGGAGGAATGCAGAGTCAGAAGAAGAATTTCGGATAGAACTATGAGTTATTTAGGAAATCCCTATACAGCTCAAAATCTAATGTCTGGTTATGGATATAACCGAGCGCAAGTTGCTATACTCAACCGTTCTCAAGCTCTCAGAAGTAGAGCAACAACAGAAAGCCAATTTAGAAGAATTGGAAGAGCAGCTGAAAATATGCACCGAGCAGCAAGTGGAGGGCTTGGTTTAAGTAACGGATGATATGGAACTGAGTAAATACATAAAGAGTGAATCGGTGGAACTTAACCGTTCTGCCATTCACTTTGCAGAATATAACCCCAGGAAACTTTCAGATGAATCCCGAAAGACGTTGAAACGGGGCATCAAGAAGTTCGGTCTGGTTGGTGGTATCGTGGTTAACAAGCGGACAGGACTTACTGTCGTGTCAGGTCATCAGCGTTTGAGCGTGATGGATGAGCTTCAGAAGTTTCCTGAGAATGATTACAGAATCCGTGTCGATGTGATTGACGTGGATGAGAAGCAGGAAAAGGAGTTGAACATCCTAATGAACAACCCAAACGCGCAAGGTTCATGGGACTATGACGCTTTGGCCCGGTTGGTTCCGGATATAGATTACCAGGATGCCGGTTTAACGGCCGCTGATTTGAATATGATTGGCTGTGATTTCCTTCTCCAGACAGAAGAAGAAAGCTCTATTGCCGATGCCCTAGAGGATATGATGGCACCTGTCACAGAGCAGAAAGAAGCTGAGAAAGCCGCAAAGCAGATGGAAAGAGCTGAAAAGGTAGCTCACATGAAAGAAGTAAAGCAGCAGGTGAAGAATGCAGCCCAGAAACAGGCACAGGATATGGATGCTTATCTGATGCTTTCCTTTGACACGTTCGAAGCTAAGGCAGCTTTCTGTGAAAGGTTCGGTTACGACCCCTACTCCAAGTTTATCAAGGGTGAGGTATTCGATGAACAGATAGAAAGAATTGAATGACAACATGAAATTTTAGGAGGAAAGCCGAGTTAGAAGAAAAACATATAGTCAGTTGTATCAACAGTCAAGACGAATAATGTACAACGCCGGAAGGCAATACGGGCTTGGTACAGACAGACAAAGAAGTATAAGAGACAGAACGAAGTCTATAATGGAAAGATATGCGGCCAGGATAGATAGCTATTTCTCAAAGAGAGGAATTGATATTTATGGTGATAAGCCTGTTTCTCGCCGCATTTATATGGGCAACAATAATGGATGAAATATGGTAGGGGATTTTATTCTTTGGCTAAAGACGTTTTTTGGGCAGAATCTTTTTTGTATCCATCATTATGTTTGGAAAGGACCATTAGATTTCCGCTATGAAATTTGTGATAAGTGTGGAAAATTGAAAAAGAATTGAATAATTATGAAAGCATCAGAAGAATTTGGTGAGGTTATTGATAGAATAGACAACTTGATAGGAGCATTGGAGTTACCTATGCCTGCAGAGTTTCATGTAAATCAGATGAAGCATGAACTCAGTGAAATATCGGATAAATTGAAACGAGTATACGTCGAAGAAGAGGGTGAAAACCCTTGGGAGGAATAAATGATGAAAAGTGAATCTCAACATAAGAAACATCCAGGAGGAAGAAAGCCAAAATTCGATTACAGGGGTGAGGAATTTCTTTCTCAGGTAGAAACGTATGCCAAAAAGGGATTCACTGACCGGGAAATAGCATTCGCGCTCGGGCTGAATCCGACCTACTTCTACGAAATGAAGTCAAAATATTCGGAGATAACTGACGTATTAGCGCGCGGGCGTGCGACAATCACCGCCGCTGTACGTGCCAAGTTCCTTGCTGTAGCTTTGGGCGGTATCAAGACCAAGAGTACTGTAGTAAGAAAGCTGAAAGACCAGGACGGAAACCTGACCGGCGAAGAAGAGCTTCAGGTAAGTGAAAGCGAGCTGGCTCCCAACCTTCAGGCAATGTCTGTCTGGCTGTATCATCACGATGATGAATGGAGGAATGTTGAACGCCGTCAGGACGAAGATGCAGATATTCCAAAGGATATTGACCACGGAATTTCTATTGACTCATGGATTAAAGACAAACTGAAATGATTGTACCCCAAGCAATATATCATCCGTTATATACCGATAGCGAGAAGTTTATCATCCTTATCACCGGTGGCCGTGGCTCGGGGAAGTCTTTCAACGCTTCTACCTTCATTGAGCGTCTGACATTCGAAATGACTCCCACAGAGAAGATAGTCCACCAGATTCTATACACCCGTTATACGATGGTATCTGCCGGGATGTCTATCATTCCAGAGATGATGGAAAAGATAGATTTGGATGGAACAACGAAGTATTTCAAGACCACCAAAACCGATATTGTAAACCGGATGACCGGCAGTCGTATCATGTTTCGTGGTATCAAGACTTCTTCCGGGAATCAGACCGCTAAACTAAAATCTATTCAGGGTATCACCACCTTTGTCTGTGATGAAGCAGAGGAATGGACCAGTGAGGAAGAGTTTGACAAGATTATGCTCTCCATCCGTAAGAAGGGAATTCAGAACCGGATTATCATAATTATGAATCCATGCGATTCGAACCATTTCATCTACAAGAAATACATCGAGAATACTCATCGGCTGGTGGATATTGACGGCGTCCAGGTACAGATTTCCACCCATCCGAATGTTCTACATATTCATACGACTTATTTCGACAATATAGCAAACTTATCTCCTGAGTTTCTGAGAGAGGTTGAAGAAATGAAAGAGAAGAACCCGGAGAAATATGCTCATGTCGTTATCGGCCGATGGGCTGACGTGGCCGAAGGTGCCGTGTTCAAGAAATGGGGCATCGTGGATGAATTCCCGATGTGGTGTAAGAAAGTTGGAATCGGATTAGACTTTGGTTATACCAATGACCCTACAGCAGCTATCCGATGTGGAATCATTGACAATACACTGTATTTGGATGAAATTGACTATCGGACCGGACTACTTTCTGGGGATATAATTAAGACTCTCCGCCCCTGGAACCTGAAAGTAATTGCTGACAGTGCAGATCCGCGTCTCATTCAGGAAATCAGTAACGGTGGAATTAAAATCTATCCTGTTGAGAAGGGACCAGGATCTATCAGTGCCGGACTTGACAAGATGCAGGGTATGGAAGTTTACATTACCAGACGCTCCTATAACCTGCAGAGAGAGTACAGAAACTATGTATGGGCAAAGGATAAGGATGGAAACTACATCAACGAACCTGAAGACCATGATAATCATGGCATAGATGCTGCACGCTACTATGTGTTGGGAGAACTTCTCGGTAGAATTATGAAACCCAAAGACGTTTCAGGAATATTTGGACATTAAACTTTGAGATATGACTATAGAAGAAATTTTAGCTATGCCGGAAGTAGAGAGAAAAATCTACTATCTGAAAAAAGGACGAAAGACCGAGCAACCAAACGCTCACGCTCTTTACAACGACTGGAATCCGAACAAGCACGAGATAGTGATAGATGAAGAGAAATACCCGAAAATCAAAATCACTACCCAGCCTGAGAAACGGATTACAGACCCGAAAACCGGGAAAGAATATGTTGAGCCGGCGGTCAGGAAAGAAGTTGACCCAAACAGGATTGCTCTTCCTATCGAGCAGGACATCGTGAATATTCAGACAGCCTTCACCGTGGGAACAGAACCGGTCCTTGATTGCCAGCCGGATGAATCGGAAGAAAGCCTTCTTTCCACATTGAAGCAGGTGTTCAAGAAGAACAAGTTGAAATACCAGAACAAGAAAGTAGTCCGGGCATGGCTGGCCGAGCAGGAAGTGGCCGAATACTGGTATGTGGTGAAGGATGACGGCTTCTGGGCAAAGCTCAAACGAAAGATTTCAGGAATCTTCGGCAAATCAAAACCTGAATACCGTCTGAAGAGTGCCATCTGGTCTCCGTTCCGTGGCGACAAGCTCTACCCTTTCTTCAATGACCAGTGGGATTTGGTGGCCCTGTCCCGTGAATACAAGAAGAAAGATCTGAATGACGTGGAGATTACCTGCTTCATGACCATTACCAAGGACATGGTTTATCAGTGGGAACTGACAAGCAACTGGACTGACAAAGGCTCATTTGCACATGGATTCAAGAAGATGCCGGTGATTTATATGTACCGTCCGGAAGCGTACTGTGAAAAGATAAAGAGCCTCCGTGTAAGACTGGAGAAGCTTCTCTCAAACTATGCAGACTGTATCGACTACCACTTCTTCCCTATCCTCATGCTTTTTGGTAACGTGGAGAATTTCTCAGGTGAGTTCAAGAACCGTGTTGTCGAGCTGACCGGCCAGGGAGCAAATGCCCAGTATCTTACCTGGTCACAGGTACCTGATACTGTCAAGTTCGAGGTAGAAACCTTGCTGAGCCAGATATATGGACTGACCAATACACCCAGAATCTCTTTTGACTCCCTGAAAGGTACAGGAAACGCCGTTTCCGGTGTGACTTTCGATTATGTGTTTATGTCCACCCACCTTAACGTAGAAAATCTGAACGAGATCGTCGGCGAGTTCATGCAACGACGTGTAAATTTCCTTGTCTCCGCGTTGGGTTCCGTGAATTCCACCCTTGAAGAAGCCTCCGAAACCATCGATGTGGATGTGCAGATGCAGCCGTATAAGCTGGAGGACATCAAAGACAAGATAGACACAGCTATCAAGGCCAAGGACGGTGAAATCTGGTCTCAACAGCGGGCCATTACCTTTGTGGGGAACGTGGATGCAGTTCTGGATGAGATTGAAGCCATCAAGGAAGAGCAATCTGAGAAACAGAAGAACGACATCGAGAAGCAGAAACAGCTTTCCTCTCTTAAAAGTTCCAGCAGTAAATCTGAAGAATAGAACAACCCAGTCAGAATATTTACGGGGATAATACAAAACAGAATGATATAAATCTAAAATATTGACTATTTGAGTAGCGGTATCTTTCGAGGTATCGCTATTTTCTTTATCATAGTAAAAACATGAATACTTCTTTGTGATTATTCGTTATTTTACTATATTTGCATCGTAATTAAGTCTTAAACGCTATGAGCTACAAATCAGTTAAAGACGTTGTAACGCTGCTTACTGAAAATGGCTTTTGGTTCGTGAGGCAGAAAGGCAGTCACATGGTTTACACTGATGGTAGCCATGTAGTGATTGTCCCCGACCACGGCAAGAAAGGCGTTGAGAAAGGCACTTATTACAACATTCTGAGGCAAGCGGGGCTAAAATAGCCCCCGCCTCTTTTGTTTAACGATAAAAAGGAGGTCAGTATGAAAACCGTAGAAGTGATTGTAGAACATGCTGGTAATAATCTTAGTGCCTATATTGAAGGTGCTCCGGTGATTACTGTCGGTAACGACGTAAAGGAAATCGAGAAGAACATGAAGGAAGCTGTTGAACTTTACCTGGAGTCATGCAAGGAGATGAACATCGCTCCAGTGGAAATTTTGCAGGGAGAGTTCACATTGAAGTTCAAGATAGATGCTGCCACTTTCATCAACTATTACAGCAGTATCTTTACTAAAGCTGCTTTGAGCCGGATAACTGGAATTAATGAGCGTCAGTTGTGGCATTATGCGGCTGGAGTACACAAACCCCGTAAACAGCAGTTGGAGAAGATTCAGAAAGGTATTAACGCGCTGACAGAGGAACTGGCAGCTATAAATTTGTTATGATTATTAATTAAATATAATGGAGGATAGTACAATGAAAGCAAAAGATGTAAATCCAAGTAATTTTAAGGTTGAGAATGTTGTATTTGAAAATGATGATTTTTCTATAGCGATAGGTATTTGGGAAAATGGGGAAAGAAGAATGGCAATGAGATGGAATGGCTATGGAGATGATCCCGGATACCCAAAATTATTTAAAAATCCAGTCTGGTTCATGGTTGATGACTCTTTAATTTTACCTTTCCTGAATGCTTTGAGGAACGTAAAAGATTCTGACAAAAAAGAAATAGAAGCAGCTATATTGAAATTTTAAAAGTATAATTGAATGATGTTCCAGCGTGATTACCCTAGTAGTCACGCTTTCTTTTTGTCTAAAAACGAACATTCCCCTAATTGTTTCGTATCGTTAGCCTTAAAATTTCCCCTTCCCTTTCTCTATAAGTAAATTTACCGTATGAAATTATTAATCAAACTCATACGGTATGACAATCTTTGAACAAATCTTGGCAGGACTGCAACAGAAATTCGCTGGGGTGGACACTGCCACACTCACCCGTATCGCCACAAAGAAGGCAGAGGGTGTAACGGACGAAACGAAGGTGACCTCCATCGTTGAGGGTATCTCATTTCAGGACGTGATGCAAAACTATGGTGATTTCCGTGCAGGACAGGCGCAGACTTCCGCTGTTTCAAACTACGAGAAGAAGCATGGACTGAAAGACGGAAAACCAATCGAGAATCCGAAACCAGAACCACCGAAACCAAACGACCCTCCAAAGCCGCAGGAGACAGACATCGCAAAGATGATTGCCGATGGCATTGCCGCCGGTATCAAGCCGTTTGCCGACAAGCTGGCCAAAATGGAGGAAAATGAAGCGCAGGCGCAGCGCAATTCTCAGATTTCAGCAGTGGCGAAGAAGTACGGTATTCCCGAATTTATGCTGAAAGACCGCAACATTCCTGAGAACACGGACTTGGATACTTATTTCAAGGACATGAAGCAGGATATGTCTAACAACGGGTTTCAGTTCTCCAAAGCTCCTGAGACTGCCGAACAGAAGCAGGAGAAAGAAGCGAGTGAGTTCGCCAAAATGATTGAGGCGGACACAAAATCTATTGTCGAACAACAAAACAAGTAATTTATGTCAGCAGGATACAAGTATTACATGGAGCCTGAACCGTCCATCGAGGAACGCTATGATGTTTCTACCGGAGTAAGACGCAGAGGGCCTTACAAGCTGGATACGACCAACCTTGTTGCTGGTTCATTTCTTCCATCCTTCACTCCCATTGCCGCCGACTTAGTAAAGAAAACCGCTCAGGTGGCCATCCGTGTAGAAGTCTATGAAAAGTTTACCACCGGTTCCAATACCACTTTGAAGATCAAGAAAAACTCTTTGGCTTATGTGGGTATGCATCTGGGTAATGGTTCTCATGGAGCTACCATCAACAGTATTGACAAATCAGACAAAGCTTTCGATAAGTTGACACTGGCTGCCGACTTTGGCGAAACAGTGGAAGTTGGTACTGTACTCTATGAAGCTACAGCTGTAAGCGGTACTACTCCAAAGGTAGTTGCTAACTCAGCTTTGTACGGAAGAGTACAAGTAGAAGAAGGCGTTGTATTAGTTGCTCTTTTGATGCGAGCATTTGAAATTGAGCCTACCAAATTGGCTATGCCTTTCTCTGACATTGATAAGGCTAACATGCCGCATTTCCAGTTCAACGCTGCAGGCGTGCAATCCCCGGCTGGTGTTTCGTATGAACTGCCAGAAGCTTCTGATTCTGTGATGGGAGGTATTCAGTTGGGATTCTCTCAAAGCGGAAAGAAATATCCAGTAGCATTGGAAGGTGGAAAGGCGTATGTAGAAGTACCTTGGACGGACAATAACACTACCTATCAGGCAGCTAACTCAAGTACCTTGGGATTGGTAAAGCAGGGTGCAAAAGTTGATGATGCAGCAGGTGGTGATGAGAAAGATAAAATTAATGCTCTTCTAGCATCGTTGAGAGCAGCAGGTATAATTGCAAGCAAATAAAGAAAGGAGGACTAATATATGATGCTAACTATTCATACTCTGTTTAACGACCCCAACATCGTTAACGCCGTTATTCAGCGTGTCCTTCAGACTCGTAAGGATACAATCTACTGGCAGCAGTACCTCGATTTCCGTAGAACGACTACTCGTGTGTTCAAGGACTACATCGGACAAGTTACGGGCGTGATGGCCGGTTCTATCAACTCTCGTTATGGTGAGAAGCCTATCCGTGAACGCCGGAATATCGGCTCAGGATATGGTGAAATCGCTTATCTTGGCGATGCTTACCAGATTTCCATTGACCGCTTGTCTGAGCTTCAGGACTTGATTGACAAGTTCAATGCAGCTAAACCTGCCGACCAGGTAGCAGCCATGCAGGAAATCGTGAACTTCATCTATGATGATTACCGTCAGGTACTTTTGGCAGCCCACAAGCGCATGGATATTATTGTAGGTTCACTTCTGATGACCGGAGAAGCAACAGTCAAGAATAAGGATGACAATGCCGGAGGCGTTGACCTTCTCGACATTGAATTGCCGTTCAAGTTCATCAAGCCTGATACTGGTGCGAAGACGAACTTCATCACCTATTTGCAGCAGCAGATTAATGCTCTGAAAGCTGATTATGGAAACTTCCAGAAGATGATTATGTCCCGAGGAACTTTCGTGAAGAATATCATCGGGTCGGCTGAGTTTGGTGACAAGTTCAAGATGCAGCTTACAGGAAATGAAATGTACCTTTCAACCGGTTTGATTACATCTCAACTGGCTTCCCAAGTGTTCACTGGCATCGGGCTTCCGGCCATTGAAATCAAGGAAGATTACGTAAAAGACCAGACCGGAAAGAACGTGCAGATTTACGCCGACGACCGTATCACCTTGCTTCCGCAGGATAAGGTCGGTTATATGCGTTTCCACACTCCATACGAAGCAGTGGACGGCGTACCGGGACGTAACTACACCCAGGCAGACGGTGATATGCTTATTTCCGGTTACAAGGACAAGAACGGTCGTTATCTGGAATACACCGCAGAGTGGATTCCTCAGATTACGAACCCGAATCTGATTGTGAACTTTGATTTGTCAACCATGAACGCATGACAGTAAATGACTACATATCACAGAAGTTTCAGACCTTCGGCATCAACTTGTCGGAGGCTGACCTTTTGGAGATAAGTTTTTCTTCAGAAGTAAGCGGAGAGGATGAGATGGGCCCGTCAAACATCGGACTTGTTTCAGTGGCTATGGCGAAGTTCATCCCCTCTCTATTACTCCGTGCCACTTCCATCAGTGAGAACGGTTTCTCTATGTCATGGGATACAAAAGGCGTAAAGGAATACTATTCTTTCTTGTGCAAGAAGTATGGTCTTGAAGATACGTTAAGCGATAAACCTAAAGTCAGATTCCTATGATATTTGCTCCACATACATTACAGGTTAAGGTCTTTACTCCGATGGAAACAGACGAGTTTGGCCGACCTATCCCCGGAACCGGTGGTGAAAGCTGGCAGGACGTGTGTAAATGCCGTTGTGATGATAACTCGACCAAGGAGTTTACTTCGGAGAACGGTGAGGTGTTCCGACCGAATTATCACGTAGTCTGTGAGAAGAAAATCTCACTGAGTGCTGGTGATGAAGTCAGATGTATGGACGGTGAGAATGTCCGTGGAACTGGCAAAGTTTACATGGTGAAGAATACAAACTATTTTGGTTACTCAGAGATATGGATGTGAAGTTTGATTTTTCGGACGTGGATAGCTTTTTCGAACAAGGTTATGCCGAGGTGAAAGCCGTTGAGGAGAAGGTTGGTAAAGAGGCTGTCGATTACGCTGTAAAGAATGGCAACTATCAGAACCGGACTGGAACACTCCGTAAGTCAAATAAGTATTCAGTTGAGGATGACGGATTGGTGATTAGAAACGATGCTGAGTATGCCTCGCACGTCGAATCTAAAGGCTATGAAGTATCAACTGGTGCGGCTCTATACGCTGAGAAACGATTGAAGGAGGAAGTCAAATGATAGTAACTACCGACATCGCGAACATACTCTACCGTGATTGCCAGCCTTTCGGTATTCCCATCGTTCCTCACGGCAAGAAGCTGACGGGCGAATTGAAATCCGAAAGGATTGTCATTCATGCCAAGAAACAACAGCCAAGCAAATATTGGAAGAAATCTTTCGTAGAAGTGAACCTTTGTGTTCCCGACCTGAAAGACGGTGAAGCCAACACCATCCGTCTGAACGAGCTGGAGAAACAGGCGCAAGAATTGTTTGACGGAATAACCGGACGCTATGATGGTACCACCTATCATTATTCCATCGAGTCAATCGGAACTGAGGAGGACACATCCTTAAAGTGTCACTATGTGAATGTAAGAATTTTGTTTGAAGTTTTAAATGTGAAATAATATGGCAGAATCAAAGAAAATCACCGCCGTGAATATCAAGAAACTTTGGTATGGCGAGACAAATGCTATCACAGCAGATTTGACTGGGCAGGCTTTATATACTCTTTTACAAGGTGAAACCTTAAAAGAGGTTAAGAATATCCATCAGGATACATGGACACTTGAAGAAGCGGAAGCAAGCCGCACTAACTACAAGAACCAGCTTACCGGTCAGACTTATCGTAGTGATAAGGAAATGGGCGATGTAACCGTGAACTTCACCATTGGTGAGTACGACTATCCGACCAAGAAAGACCTCATGGGTGGTGATGTAATTAACACTGATAAGGGTTGGAAACGAGCAAGAGGCAAGGTAAACATTGAGAAGTTACTTGTCGCTTTGACTGACGATGACCAGTATTGTGTGATTCCCCGTGCTGACATCGGTGCACGTGAAGCCACAACAGACAAGGCTGTCGGTATTCCTGTAAGTGCGGTGGAACTGGAACCACAAAATGCAGAAGTTGCACCGGAATACTGGTTTGACTCATCTGAAGTAAAAGCAGGTGCTTAATGCCTATCCAATAGGTAGAGATTGAATTCCATAACAGGGGTGGGCTTTATGGCTTCACCCCTTAATTTTTATCTTTTATCAGAATGAATCAAGGAGCAAAATAGTAACTGAATCCATTATCGGAAGTGATTTCAGAACGGTGTTTGTCGCTGGGAAAGCCTACACGGTCTACCCTCCTACTATCCACAAGCTGGCCGGGGCAATCTCCCATTTGTCAGGCGTACAAGAAGCAGACAATTTGAAAGAAGTGCTTCTCTCCCTTGGAGAAAGCGAGGCTTACAGCAAGGCTCTCTCCTGGCTGATAGCTGGTGACGAAAACTTGAGTGAAGAACTGGCAAAAGGAACATACGAAGAAAACGTAAATGCTTTAGATGAAGCACTCTCTATGATTGACTCAAAGGTTTTTCTCAAAGCTGTCAGCTTGGCGAGGAACGTAAGTCTGCTGGCAGCGAAACCGAGGTCGTAGGAAATGATACTCTCTTGGGACAGATTGCATCGTTCATGGAAAATCTGCATCTGTCATACCGGGAAGTGGTCTATGAGATACCATACAGGAATTTAGTATTAATGCAGCGTGACAAGCTCCATACAGTTACCGGTACCAAGGTTACAAAGGTGAAGGGTAAGGACATGGCTTCGCGCAGAAGAAGAAACAAGAAATAGATATGGCTACACTCATAATAAAAAATATACCTATTAGAATTGCATTATTCTGTAAAAATAATATTTTTGCGTTATCAAATATTATTTTTACACAAATGAGAAAATGCAAGTGGGTAATATATACAGTTATTATAGGACTAATTCCCATATTCTTAAGGATAATTATGTGCCTGTTTTCACTTAATAAAGATTGGGAACAATTGATAAGTCCTGTGGATGTCGCGTTCTTTGGACTTACTTTAAATTTGACAAATTTAAACGAGTTAAATGGAGAAACAGAACTGACTCCAAAAGAAAAATCAACATTTATTGGTTATTCTGTTATCTTCATTGTTATACTGTCAGCGATTGTTGGTGTATTATACTTTGCGGAACAAACAAAAGGATACATTGTTGATAAAACCGTTGTATTTGTTTGTTCGATTTTATTATGCATAGTTTCTTACTTGTTTAGTAATGCTATTATGAACAAATTAAATTCTTTAGACAATGGGAACAATTGATATTATATTATTAGCATTGACTATTATTGTTTGCCTGTCTGGAGGATATGTAGCAATTAAGTCAATTATGGAAAGCCGAAATAAGAGTATAAAACAATTTAATAAAAATAGAGAAGATCGAAGAAAGGAATTTGAAAATGGATAATATTAAGTCATTTATTTATTTGGATGAATATAAAATGTACTCTATATCTTCCCAACTTTTTGAAGGATTAACAGAATATATATTAAGTGGTGAAAAAGAATCCATCACAGAATCTGAACAACAAAAAGGTAGCTTGGGTAGTGGTAGAGTTATGGGAGATATTCTCGTCAAAGAAAAGGATTCTTCTGAAAAACGTTTTTTACATGATTATGCTTTTGAATTATTAGAAAAAGAATTAGAAGCAAGAGGAAAGTTATATACTCCATGTAATACTGACACAATTGAAGATATTATTGATAAAAGCTTTATAAGAATTAAAGGAAAAATATTTTTCAATGACTACAAGGCTTCAACAGATACTTTGCTAAATTTTAATACATTAGGTGAGGGACTTGGTTATATCCAATATTTTGACAATTCAGGAAAAGTAAAGGATGAATTAAAAGAACTAACAAATAAGGCTAAAGATAGAGAGCAAAGGAACAAAGTTGGGCTTCTAAAAAAAGAAATCGATAAAAGGTTTGAAGAATATTTAAAAGGTAATGGTTTAAGATTAGATGAGAAGTGGCTCGATCATTTAAAAAATATCGTGTTATACGGCTATAAAAACAATCTTGAAATCTTACTCCCTGCTCCTAACAATATTTTATTTTCATCTGTACTAAATAGAGATTTTTTAAAAGAAAATATAGATTCATTGATATACAAGTATTCTAGAAAGAGCGAAGTTGAATTTACAATTATTGGTACTATTACACAAATAGGTAATAGTAGAGCAAATTTGGATGATGTTCATGGAGAGGGGAATGCGTTTAAATCAGCTAATCGAAATATCCTCAACATATTAGCAAAGTTGGAAGATTCCTTTACCAGTAGATTAGAAAATGAATGTATAATTGACCCAATAGCTATATATCGGGAGTTGTGATTTTCCTTATTAATAAAGCCGGATAATTTCCGGCTTTATTTTGATTCCATTTCCATTATTGTACTTTTTATAGCATTTACGTGTTCTAAATGGCAGGCTCTTGATATTAGATGGATATAAATATGCCTATCTGCTTTAATTTCAATAGGCGTATTTATTATGTTGATAATACTATTTGATGATATATACTTATCAAACATTCTTGAGAATAGGAGACTTCTGAACTTTTGAGGCGTCAAAGCCTTATCCCTTCTTGGAATATCATGCATATCATCACAATAAAAATACAATATAAGGTTATTGTTATCATTAAGAACTTTGCCTATGATATCTGATATTTTAAGCAATATTCCAATATCGGTTGGATTCTCCCCTTTAACCCTCTCTAAGGTAACATCTGCTATTTCTATATCCCGAATTGATTTACGCACTTCACACGGAATTATATCTTGGTTGAAAGGAGACAATATAATTCGATATTCATCATTCGATTTTGAACTAATAGAAATGGAAATTTCCTCCATCTAAAAAAATTATGCTTTTATTTCGATATTAAATGCTTTTTGATTGCGCAATTTTTCTTGCTGAGATAATTTCCTGTCTCTCAGTTGATTTATAAAGTTTAATAAGCCCTTAGAAGGTTTCTCTATTATCAATGTCTCTTGTGTATAAGTAGAAGTTTTCATATCCAGTAATGTAACTTTGTTACGAAATGATGTTGCAAATATAACAATAAACATCAAACAATAGCATTATTATGAGTAGCAACATTATGATTTTAACTATTATTACTAATAATATTATCATCAATAGCAATATTAGTTCTAATAAGATGTACTTTATGGTTTATAAAGTTTAATGAAGAAGACAGTAATAGAGAAAGTGTTTTTATTCTTTATCTCATTATAAAAAATAAATTAACCCCGAACCTCAAGGAACGGGGATGGAACGGTTATTTATAGTATATAATTTTATAATCATTCAGTTCAGATAAACTATTAGAATCATATACAACTAACTTCCCTTTTATTAAAAGTATTACTTCATTATCCATCAATTTGGGAACTAAACTTTGTGCCATATTTTTCTCCTCTTCTGAAACATCTTTTCCCCATGTTCCTTTTAAAAGGTTAATGGCATTTTCATTAGGAATTTTATTGTGTTTAGCTATTGTTTTCTGCTGGATTTCTTTTTCAATAATGCTCCTTATCCTGCTAATGTCGTTTGTCATTCCCCATATTTTGAAGAATAGGATAATTTGTAAGATGTCGAATACCAGCATAACAATAGAAAGAAATTCCATCATAGTCTTTCGTTTTTAATGATTATACATTCGGATTCAATTTTATCTCCTTTCCGCAATGAGGGCAATGTATAACCCCCTCTTTAGGTTTTTCAAAGAGTTCTGTTACTGGCACGCCTAAAGCAGCGGCGATTTGTTCTAATCTCTTTAATGGTGGGTTTCCATTATCTCCCATGGCGATACTTAACCCAGTTTCAGTCATACCGATTTTTGAAGCCAGTTCTTTTGCGGTAATTCCTTTTTCTCGCAACAATTCTTTAATTCTCATTTAAATTTGATTTTATAGTACAAAAATATCTATTACTTAAATAATAGGCAAATAATTTAAATGTCAATTTTATATTTAACTTTTATTGTCTATAAAGACTTGTGATATAATTTAAATATCAGTTATATTTGCGGTGTAAAATTTAAACAGCATTTAAAGAACTGATAAATATAAGAACTATGGCAACAGAAAAGAGAAACCTATTAAAAGAGATTATGAGCCTTGCTTGGTCATTTGCACGCAAGAACGGTTATTCAATGAGTGAAGCTTTGAAATGTGCGTGGACTAATATCAAACTTCGTGCATTGCTTCATAAAAAAGTGGTTGAGTTCTATTTCAAAAAAACAGACGGCACGCTGCGTCAGGCTTTCGGTACTTTAATGAGTGGTAGAATACCAGAAACAAAGGGTACAAAGAAAACAGCAGATAACTGCCAAGTGTACTTCGATTGTGAAAAAGAAGAATGGCGTTGTTTCAAAAAATGCAACCTTATGAAGATAGCTTAGTATTAACATTAAAACAATATAGATATGGATTTTTCAGAACTTAGTAAAAAAATGGGTGGTCTTACTGCAGAGCAAATTTTTGAGTTAGCCACACTTGGTAAAGGTATTTTAAACATGTATGGCAGTGTAGACTTGGCTTCTAACCTAACTAACCTTGTAAGCCATATAATTACAGTTGATGATTTTGATATCGAAGAAAATAAGTATGCGATTGATGCTGTTTTACGTATATCAAAAATGCTGTCAGATTTAAACGCAAAATGTTGGGGTGAGCGAAAAACAATGCTCGGACTTACTGGCGTACATATGGATAATGCAATCTATGGATTAGGTAATGCAGAAAAGATAGAAGATATAAATCTAGTCAGAAAAGCATCATAAAAACTCTCACACACGATTATGATTCTTAGAATAAGACCGCCACCTTATTGTCAATAGCGAGAATTTAATAATATCATTAACTTAAAAGTTTCATTATGAGCAAGAGATTTAAACTAGCAGTATTGCCTAAAGAAAAGCAACTGGATAATGTCAAGTATGCTTTGAGAATTGAAAATCCATCTGCACTAGGTAATGTATATGGATTAACAGAAGAAGAACTAAAAGAACTTCAAAGTCTTATTAATGAGTCATTGAAACAGTAAAAATGGATATAACGGTTATCAGACCACCACCGATAATTTACCTGCACACAATTATTTTGAAACAATCAGCCAAATGTTTGTTCTAAACACGGTAATCTTTAGGACAAATATTTGGCGGTTGGTAACTTTGCTTTAGAACAAAATGCGCTTCGTGGCTGTAGCGTTACAAAGATATTCAAGGCATTTCTTTCAAGGGGTAAACAGCCACTTTAGACCTCTTATAAGATTTGCCTTTTTATATGTCAGGCGTGATAGGTCAAGGCAAGCCATTCAGGTGTGCATGGGTTCAAATCCCAGCTTGCTACAAATTCAGTCAAAATAAAATCCCCAAAGGCGGAAGTGACTGAGCTGCCAATGGGGATATGTCAAATTTCAAATTTGGACAAAAATATGAATAAAATCCAGATTTTCCAAAATGAGCAATTTGGAAAGGTGAGAATTACTATGAATGAGAATGATGAACCGTTATTTTGCTTGGCAGATGTAGCAAAAGCACTTGGCTATTCAAACCCTGCAAAAGCGGTTATAGACCATTGCAAGGGGGTTACTGTTTTGGAAACCCCTACTCAGAGTGGTATACAACCTATAAAATATGGCAAAGAGAGCGAAGTTTATAGATTAACAATGAAATCAAAACTGCCCAATGCAGAAAAATTTCAAGATTGGGTTTGTGATGAAGTTCTACCCTCAATTCGCAAGCATGGTGCATACATGACACAAGAAACGCTTGAAAAGGCTTTGACCTCACCTGATTTCTTAATTCGGCTTGCAACCAACCTGAAAGAAGAAAAGCAGAAACGAATTGAAGCCGAACAAAAGGCAGAACTTGCAGAACAAACAATAAAGTCCAATGCACCTAAAGTCCTATTTGCTGATGCAGTTTCAACTTCTCAACGTTCATGCTTGGTAGCCGAGCTTGCAAAGATATTGCAACAGAATGGCGTGAATATAGGTCAGAACCGTTTGTTCACTTGGATGCGTGAAAATGGCTACTTATGCTCAAAAGGGCAATATTACAACCAGCCCACACAAAAGTCTATGGATTTAGGACTGTTTGAACTGAAGCAGACGACAATAAACAAGCCAGATGGTTCAATACTTGTTTCTACAACCACAAAAGTAACAGGTAAAGGTCAAGTTTACTTTGTGAATAAGTTTTTGGGTAAAGATGCAGCTTGATTATGAGAGAAGCATTTAAAATAACGGCAGGTTTGCGATTTGGCAGACTTGTCGTTCTAAAACAGGTAGAACGAAAATCTGATGATAAAGACAAGCATTTCAAGTGGCTTTGCCAATGCGATTGCGGCAAAACTTGTGTTGTTCGTTCAAGTAATTTGAGAAATGGGATAACAAAGAGTTGTGGGTGTTCAAAGTTTGATATAAAAGATATTACAGGTCAAAGGTTTGGAAGATTGATAGCTTTAAAACACGTTGGATTCGCAAGTAATCATGTTGCATTATGGAAATGTAAATGCGATTGCGGTAAGATGATAGTCGCCAGAGAATGCAATTTACATAGTGGCATAACTAAAAGTTGTGGCTGCTTAAATGTGGAAAGAACAAAAGAAACTAATATAAAACACGGTAAAACACATACAAGGCTGTATAATATATGGTCTAAGATGAAAGAACGCTGTTGCAATCCTACAAGAAAAGCATATAAAAATTATGGTAAAAAAGGTGTTAGTGTTTGTGATGAATGGCTAAACGATTTTCAGAAGTTTTGCGATTGGGCAATAGTAAACGGTTATAAAGAAAATCTTACAATAGACAGAATAAATTCAGATGGCAATTATGAGCCTAAGAATTGCAGATGGGTAACTTTAAGTGAAAATGTAAGGCAGAAATATAAATCTGACTTTATAACTGTTGGCAATAAATCTTTAACTATACATGATTGGTCGCAACGGTTAAATCTATCTCAAGATACTTTGCGAAACAGATATAAAGAATTTGGCAAAAAATGGGTTGAAGAAGCGATAAAAACTGTATTAGAAACAGGTGATAATAGCCATATCTATAAGCGGAAAGAATATGCTAATGGTAGAATAAAACATCGAAAAAACATAAATACGCAACAATAGTTTATTTGTTCGGTATTCATTCCTCTAAAATCTGAATGTTAATGAAATGAATAGTAATTTCAAACCATTAATATTCAGATTTTTATATATGCGATTTAAGGGTGATATTTCAGGATTGGACGAACTTCAGGAACGGATTGACGATGCGTACTTCTCTGTTCTTTCAGAAGTTGGCAGGAATGCGACACGGAACGCAAAGAATCAAAAGACATTTCAAAACAGGACAGGGAACCTTGCCAATGCAAACGGTGGGTGCGTTGTCCGCAATGGTCAGATTGTGGATATGTGGGTGGAAACGGACGGCTCCCATCCCGATGCAGTGAAGAAAACAGAGAATTTGCTTATCTATTCTGAAAAGCCCAAAGACGGACTTTATTTGGCCAATGGAATGGAATATGCGAGCTATGTGGAAAGTAAAGGGTTTGAAGTGATACTAACAAATGGGGTCTTATTTGCGGAACGAAATATTAATAAGAAACTTAATATAAAATGA